ACTGTTCAGGTGCAAGCTCATCAGGTGACTGTTCAGGTGCAAGCTCATCAGGTGACTATTCAGGTGCAAGCTCATCAGGTTACAAGTCAGGTGCAAGCTCATCAGGTGACTATTCAGGTGCAAGCTCATCAGGTTACAAGTCAGGTGCAAGCTCATCAGGTAACTGTTCAGGTGCAAGCTCATCAGGTAACTGTTCAGGTGCAAGCTCATCAGGTAACTGTTCAGGTGCAAGCTCATCAGGTGACTGTTCAGGTGCAAGCTCATCAGGTGACTGTTCAGGTGCAAGCTCATCAGGTTACAAGTCAGGTGCAAGCTCATCAGGTAACTGTTCAGGTGCAAGCTCATCAGGTTACTGTTCAGGTGCAAGCTCATCAGGTGACTGTTCAGGTGCAAGCTCATCAGGTGACTATTCAGGTGCAAGCTCATCAGGTTACAAGTCAGGTGCAAGCTCATCAGGTGACTATTCAGGTGCAAGCTCATCAGGTAACTGTTCAGGTGCAAGCTCATCAGGTTACAAGTCAGGTGCAAGCTCATCAGGTGACTATTCAGGTGCAAGCTCATCAGGTTACAAGTCAGGTGCAAGCTCATCAGGTAACTGTTCAGGTGCAAGCTCATCAGGTTACAAGTCAGGTGCAAGCTCATCAGGTTACTGTTCAGGTGCAAGCTCATCAGGTAACTGTTCAGGTGCAAGCTCATCAGGTGACTGTTCAGGTGCAAGCTCATCAGGTGACTATTCAGGTGCAAGCTCATCAGGTTACAAGTCAGGTGCAAGCTCATCAGGTGACTATTCAGGTGCAAGCTCATCAGGTAACTGTTCAGGTGCAAGCTCATCAGGTGACTACGCCACCGCAGAGGCCGGAAAGGGCTGCGTGGCTATGGCGATCGGTTATAAAACCAAATGTAAGGGACAAATAGGTGCATGGTTAGTTTTATCAGAAGCAGAACAACGTAATTACGTAACTTACATAAAAGAGGTTAAAACGGTTTTTGTGGATGGCGAGACAATTAAAGAGAACGTATTCTATTGTTTAATCAATGGAGAGGTGAAGGAGTTTTAAAATCTGCTTGTTTACTGTCAAGTTTTAGGCAGCGCATAGTCCCGGCGATACGGGCTAATTAAAACCAAACAAAATGAAACAATATTTTATTTCCTACCAACACATAACAGGAAACAGAACCGATAAACCATATACAGACGTTAACACGTTTTATCAACGGTTATCAGAGCTTTTAGAGGATAAATACGTGTTAGACAGTAGTATCTCCTTCCACACAGAAGAAGTGTCGTTAGAGGGGCTAAAAACAAGTGAGTTGTTGGCACAGGTTGATGAATGGGAAGCAAACAAGCGTGAACAAGAATATTTACAGTTTAGGAAATTCCATTGATTATGGACAGGAACACATATTTAGCCCTGAATCAGTTGCCAAAAAAACCTATTAAGTGTTGGCAGATAAAACAAGGATCACAGGTGTTATATGAAAACGTTTCAATACAACTATGTTACTATTTTACAAGAACCCACGGTTTAAACATAACACCAAAAGCAAAATATTAGAATGGAAACACAATTAAAAGTAGGGCAAAGGATTGATATTTTCAAATTGCTATGTGCGGACACAGATGTATATGGCAATGAAATTACAACAATTAATACATATCGGGCTGGATTTGTAAAAAAAGGAGGTGTAATAGTGCAAAAAAATAAGTTTAACCAAACAATGGTTTTTCACAAAGAAGCTGTAAAAATAGGTACTATGATAATTAAGTCTTTAAAATAAAAATTATGTTAACAATAATTAAAGAGATAGAATCAGCTATAGAAAAAGCTGCATGGAATGTAGACTACCATCAAAAACAAGTGTTAGCATATTCCGAACAGTTACAGAAGTTAAAAACGGAGTTACAGGATTTAAACGAGTTATTGGATGAATCGTTGCCAAGCTTGTAACCTTAAACAAATCACTCTATAAATTATAAAACAACCATGAGAATTGAAATCGAATTAAACCAACACCAATACGCCATAGATATTGACGGTGCTAACTATACTGCCATAGCCTATAAGGTTAATCAGGATAAAGAATCAAAAAACTATGGTAAGCAAACTGAAAACACATTGGGGTATTGTACAACCTTGGCTAATGCTGCTTTAAAGCTACTAAGGGAAGAAATAGCAATAGATGATAGCACTGTATCATTAAGTCAGTTCGTGGCTAAATATGAAGCCCTGACCAATGAAATCAAGGAACAGTTTGATCTTGTAAAATTATAAAACAACAAATAAATAAATCGTAAACATTAAAAAACTAAAAAAAGTAAGAAAATGAGTATAGTAGCAAGAAACAATTCACAACCGAGAGAACTAACAGAAGCAGGTAACCACGTAGGATATTGTATTAAAATGATCGAGCTGGGTACAACCTTAGAAAATGTAATGGGGGTTGAAAAACACCTACACAAAGTGAACCTAACATTTGAATTACCATTAGTAACAAAGGTGTTTGATGAATCAAAAGGTCCTCAACCATTAGTAGTATCAAAGGAGTTCACTTTATCAATGGGTGACAAGGCTAACCTTCGTAAGATGTTGGAATCATGGAGGGGCTCTCCCTTCACAGAAGAACAAGCTAAAAACTTTGACATTACTGTTTTATTGGGCAAACCGTGTATGATTAACCTTACTCACAAACCGAGTAAAAAAGACCCAACTATTAAATACGACGAAATATCTGCTATTACCCCTGTTCCTAAAGGCATGACATACCCTAAACAGGTTAACCCAAGTCAAGAACTATCCTATGACAAATGGGATGAAGACCTGTTTAAATCATTACCTGATTTTATCCGCAATAAAATGGAAACAACCCCGGAGTACAAAGCAATGCGTAACCCCAATGAAAACAAGTTCACTGATGATAACGGACAACCTTTAGTTTCGGATTTACCTGCCGATTTCTATGATGAACCGGAAACTCAAGAACCCTTGTTTTGATGAAAATCACTGAACTAAGGCTCATCAGTTTATCAAGGCATTCTGATGAGCCACTTTTCCTCTACGGTCTAAGCGATAGGAAACCAACAGCAGGAAGTGTAATTTATTGCCGGGATTACGGGCGAATGTGTTGCATCCAAAATGTGAGTGAACAAATGTTACCCCCTTTAGAAAACTGGCATACAATTGAAATGACTAATAACCCTAATTTAAATTTACCACAGTTTCCACAGGCAATAGTTAAACAGTATTTTGAGGGTGGTAAACAATTAAAAACAGTTAACGTAAGGATATGAAATCAAGTAAACAGCAGTTTGAAGAACTGAGACAACAGGATATAAACGAAAACATGCATTCGGGTGTACCAATGTATAATAGTGCGCCAAAAGTATTTATACCAACAAAAGTTTATGTCAAGGATATAAATACAATACCCGATTTGTTAAGTGCCATTCAGGATGCCTTAAAGGAGCATGTTGACTTATTAAATGAAGTAAACAAGAAACATAACAGGGAAACACTTGATAGCTTTTGGGATTACCAAACCGCTTATGAGGCAAAGGAAGCAATTGACAAACTTAAAAACTTATTTTCAATTGAATCATGAAAGAAACAGCAGAACCACAAACAGGATTAATACTAACAGAGAAATCATTTGTAAACCTTGATAAATCGGGCATAAAAGATTTTTCAATGTCGGTAGTGGATAAGTTCACAGACGGATATTCCAGCCCTACAGAGGGGCTTATATTCGCTAAGAAGCTAACAGAAGCAGCAGAGTTAATCAAGGAAAATTTACAATCTCCTGCAATCAACGAAATGAAACTTGGTCAAGGTGAAAAGTATAGCAAGTTTAACTGTGTTATTACGGAACAAATGGTTGGCGTAAAATACGACTTTAAGGGATGCGGCCACAAAGAGTATAATAAGTTGATTGAACGGGTTAAAGAGATTGAAGCATTTTTAAAAACAGTAAAGGGTAGCATGACCATAGTTGATGAAGATACGGGAGAAGTTTCTACCGTTTATGAGCCAGTTAAAAGCGGTAAATTAAGTCCCGTAATAAAAGTACTATAACCTAATGAAAAGGCATATAGTACATCGTAAAGGACGGTGTTGCGTTGATAGGGAACGTACAGGAGCGAAACTTGACTATATGACAACACACTGTTCTTGTGTGTTAATGTGATAACGGTTTAGGTTAAGGGAGAATTGAGTTGCGAGAACGAAGCTCCCTTTATTAAAAGACAAAGAAATGGACAAAACATGCAGCAATTGTAAATGGTTTAAATGCAGCAACCACATTGGGTATAATGATACTTATGACTGTTTAAACTCCAATGATAAACTATTTAAAACGGATATACCTGAACCTACAGGCTATTGCGTAAATCATGAACCAATTTTAAAACAAGATAAAAATGAAATGTAAAGGAGTAATGGCCTTATTTCCAGATAGTTCTAAAATACAATTAAGGGTGCTTGCCCTTGATGTGGCAACCAAAACAGGATGGGCAACTAAAAACGCTCATGGGTTATGGGATTTTAATATCAAACGTGATGAAAGCAATGGTATGAAATTCTTACGGTTTAGAGCCAAGTTAAAAGAAGTATGCCAATTAGAGGACATAAACCTTATAACATTTGAAAGGAGTTCCGGAATGCACCAATCATCCGTTATACACCAAAGTGAGTTGCACGGGGTTTTAAAACTGTTCTGTGAGGATAATAACATTGAGTACAAAGCTTATTCTGCAAAGGAGATAAAACAGTTTGCTACAGGTAAAGGGAACGCTAACAAGGAAGCAATGATAACAGCAGCTAAAAAGATGTATCCCGGCTTTGATGGGGATGATAATGTGGCAGATGCAATGCATATTTATTATTTGACTGTTAAGGACTTCGATTTATGATTAAAAACGTTCTAACATTCACAACCTGTTTAATCCTTTTATTTGGGATACCTAAGTTGTTAACAGTATTGATACATTTAATTTTTTAAAATCATGAAAGAGGAAATAACATCAAAAGAATATTGGGCATTGCCCGAATCATTGCAAGAACGCTATCACCAAGTAACACAAGAATTAGCACCTCATGGATGGATTGACAGAATTATGTATGGAGGTCCAAATACTCAACAGTTAAGAACTATTTATAGAAAAAAAGGATTACCGAAACCATTTGGTGGAATGGGCATGGGAACATTTTAAATAAAGATCAATGAATAGGGTAGAAAAGTATTTAGAAACCGTTTCATGCCTTGAAAATCTAAACATCTTTGAATATGAAATACTTATAATTGAAGATTTTAAAGATAAAATAAGACAACGGTATAAAAACATTGAATATGAATTAGACAGGGCTGAATATGATGGAATTACTACCATTAATACAAATCTTGAAGGTCAGTTAGAAATATTACAATGGATATTAAAGTTATGAAAGTGAAAAAGAAACCAAAAATACTTAAAGACCTAAGTGAGTTAGGCTCGGTAATATCATTCTATGAACCAAATAGAAAGTATGCATCATGTGTAAACCCTGATAAAATACAAGAGTTTAAGGATATATTAACAGAAATTAAATCTAATGACATCAATGGAGTTAAAAAACAATTAATTAATGAACTCGCAGGAGGAGTTAGTGATAACGTGATAAAGTTTTTAGAAAAATATCCAAATCTTAGTAAACCAAAATTTAAATAATCATAAATAAAAAATAATTATGTGGAATCCAGAAAAACAAATAGAAAACATGAAGCCGTCCATAAATAAGTTCTTGGCTGAATTACAGAAACAAGGAATATCATTTAGTAGTGTAGATGGTGAATTAAACAATGTGGTTTTTACCAAAGGAAGTAATATTGCTAAAATATCACATCACTCATTCTATAGATATTCGGGCATCTCTACTATTACAAGAGATAAGAAAGATTCTAACAATGAAATTGAAGTAGTGGATGTAAGTGATGAACTTTATCTTAATAAATTCATAAAGCCCTTAGTTCTCAAATTGTTGTCTAATGAAAAAGAATAAACCCGTATTCGACCACTTTAAACTTAAACAACAATTGGCACAATTAGTCTTTAATGATATGAATGGTGATAAGAAACAGGTAATGGATGACTTAATATGTTTTGGTCGTGCCATGACTATAGTTACAACGGAAGGAATAAAGATAGTACCACAGGGAGATATTGATAATATAATTAATAATGAAAATAATCATAAACAATAAATCAGATATACCACTTTATCACGCTACTACTTTGGTTACAGAAATCATTTCAAAAGGTACGCCATATAAAGTATGGAATGATTACAAGGTTAATGATAAATCTGTTTGTTGTGTGGTTCAGGAGAATAAAGGGTCAACTCGGTTTACAATTTATAACGATAGAAATGAAAGTTAAGACCTGTTCCCAATGTGGTAACGATTGTTTTTATTGGTCAGCTAAATTAAAGGCTTGTAAAGACTGTAGCCAAAGAATAAAGGCAAAGGAAGCCATTATTAGCCCCGTGAAGCCACGTAAACCATTGGTTCAGTACAATACAACAATAATTAAAAAGAAGCCTGTAAAAGTGGCTAAAGATGAATACAAAGATTTCTTTGAATCTTTAGAAATTGAACCACGTTGTCAGGAATGTAACCAATTGTTATTGGCCTTTAATAATTTCGGGAAGCGTTGTTGCTCAGCACACATTTTGCCCAAGAGTACTTTTAAAAGTGTAGCTAAATTACCTGAAAACATATTATACTTAGGTGCAGGATTTTTAGGTTCGTGTTCATGCCATGATAAATGGGATAGTTGCATTGAAAACAGAATATCAATGAGGGTTTATAAAATAGCAGTAGACAGATTTAATTCATTTAGCCACATGTTAACAGATAAGGAGATTGTAATGGCAGAAAAGTACTTAGGTATATGAAAGTTGAACACCAAAGCCCGGGTTACTACACATACGAGTGTAATGATCCTAATTGTGCTTACTGTTACTTTATGTTGTGTAAACAGTTACAACGGAAACAAATGATAGAGGCAATTGAGGAAAGCGTACCCAAGCCGATAAAACTGGCTAAAATTGAGATAAGGCGTCCAACAAAAACGTGGAGTAAACAGGAATTACAATTATTAAAAGAGTTTGTAAATGTACCAACAGAACAACTGATAAAGGATAAAACCTTTGGCGAACGGAGCAAGGGTTCTATAGACGGACGCAAAACTCTAATCAGGAAAGAATACAGTATTAAACCATTACCAAGAATCTATAGAATTTATCACACATGAAACTAAGAGGAAAAATCAGGATATATTTTAAAACAGGGTATGTCCATTATCATTATGCTAATTGTTTAGACCCATTTTGTAGTTACCATTGTTTAACTGATTATAAAGAGTATTTCTCATGAGTGAACTTGAACTAACAGAAGACCAACAAATAGATTTTTCCGTATTGTACGGATCATTATTCAGTTTAACCCTTGTTACGGATTATTTGGATGCCCTACAACCTATTTTAAAGGAGCGTAACGCTAAGAATACCCATACTAAGGTTATTGAGGCTGAGAACGTCTGTAATGCCCTTAAAAACATTGTACAGTATGAGTTTATGAAGAAGTTATCCAGTGTTGAACGGGATATATTCCTTAAAGCAGTGGAAAGTCATTCAGAAACAGTTTATAGGATGTTTGCCTTAGACTTGGATAAACAGAAATTAGTTTGGGAACTTATTGAAAACTTAAATAAATAACCATGAAAGTATTAGTAGCCTGTGAAGAAAGTCAAGCAATAACAATTGCATTTAGAAAATTAGGTGTTGAAGCTTATTCTTGTGACACACAGGACTGTTCAGGAGGTCATCCTGAATGGCATATTAAAGGAGATGCAGTTGAAGAGGCTTACATACCGTTTAAATATCAAGTATTAATAGCGCATCCACCATGTACTTACATGTCCAAGGCTGGGGCAAGATGGATGTATCCAACATCAGGTATTGTTTGTGAAAACAGATTAAAATTAGGGATGGAAGCAAAAGAGTTTTTTATGAAGATGTTAGATGCGCCAATACCTTTTAAAAGGATAGAAAATCCAGTTCCATTAAAAATTATCGGATTACCTCCGCATAGCCAAGCAATTCAACCATTTGAGCATGGACATGGATTTAGTAAGAAAACGCTATTGTGGAATGTTGGATTACCTGATATTAGGCCAACTCATATAATTGATGATTACGTTCCCTATCTACCAAGTAACACAGGTGGGAAAAAAAGAGGTCAATCATATATGTTCAAAAACATATCTCAAAAAGATAGTTCAAAAACATTTGAAGGTATAGCAAACGCCATTGCCATTCAAACAACTAGATACATAAGACAGATGATATTTAATGACACATCAACAAACAGATTTTAACCATGAACCACTTATTAACCCTTTCACAACACGATAAAATAGGAATATACATTGCTGTACCTTTGGTAATGATACTGTTTGTAATAGCCGTATTTTGGGCTTTAAATCAATTGCGTGACCAACATAAGGATTACGAAAGATGGGAACAGGAAATGAATGAATACTTTAAAAGGAAAGATTATGAGGACGATTAAACCCTATTTAATACTGTTAGCATGTTTGTTACCTTTTTTAATTTTAGTTTTTTATTTGATTTATAAATATATATAGTATATTTGTAGTGCGTAGTAATTAACCCTTTAAATGACAACATTTTTAACTTAAAAATATCCCGGCCATCAATGGTATCTCTCCTTTGGTTGATTTATTACGCAACATTGGTGTGCCGGGTTTTTTTACAGTCTTTTTATAATTAAGATTATGGAATTTGAAAGTGAAATAAATCAATACTATTTAAATTCAATTGTTGATTATGACCCAATTACTGGAATTTTCATTTGGAAGTATAATGACAAAATGCCAAAACAATGGAACGACAAATTTGCAAACAAAGAAGCAGGTTACATTGGTAAATTTAATGGAGATCGTTACTACAGAATGATGTGGGTTTCATATCGTAAGTATTTAGCTCATACATTGGCATTTTTTATAGTTCATGGAGAATGGATTAGGCCGATAGATCACAAAGATGGTAATGGGTTAAATAATGCAATATCCAACCTTGTTAAAACCAACTATACAAATAACACCATAAACAGGAAATTAGGAAAATGCAAAAGTGGTTTTATAGGAGTTTCACAATATCCGGCAGGAGGTAAATGGAAGGCTTATATAACAGTAAATAAAAAAAGTCTTTATTTAGGGTCATTCACTTTAAAAGAAGATGCTATTAACGCACGTAAACAAGCAGAAATAAAATATGGATTCGACAAAATTATATTCGCAAGATAAAAAACTTCCAGTTACCCAACCGGAAGTAAAACAACAGTTCGGGGAGTGGATAAATTGTAGCGATTGTATGCCTGAACCATTTGTTAGAGTTTTAGTAATTGATGACGATTCCGATTGTTTCATAGATTTATTATCAGATGATTCACTTATTTCAAATGAAAAATGGGATGCCTATACTCATTGGATGCCTTTACCGGCCTCACCACCTAAATCAATTTAACCATGAAAGTATTAGAATTATTTGCCGGTGCAAGGTGTATTGGGCGAGCGGCTGAAAAGTTAGGACATGAGGTTCTTAGTCTCGATTGGCATCCTTACGAAGGTGTTCAATTAGTAATGGATGCTAATAACTTAAAACTTGAAGACATTCCTATCGGCACACGGCATGTGCATTGCTCTTTTGATTGCACTGTTTATACCATTGCGGCCATCTCTCATCACAGACGCGGCGTTATACCATTTAGTGATTACGCCATTTTCTGTGATAATACCAATCAATATATCATATCATTGATTAAACAATTGGAAAAAAGGGAGGGTGTTAAAATATCCTACTCATTTGAAAATCCACGTGGTATGCTCCGTAAAATGCCTTGGATGCAGGAATTCACAAGATATACAGTTTGGTATTGCCAATATGGTGATGATAGGGCAAAGCCAACAGATATATGGACTAACCTTGATTGGACACCTCGGGCAATCTGCCATAACGGTAATAAAAATTGTCACCATGCTCCGGCACCAAGAGGGGCTAAAACAGGAACACAGGGCAGAAAAGACGCTCACAACAGAAGTTTAATACCTGAACAATTATGCATTGAATTAATGTCTTGTTTGGGAAAATTTAAAGAACCCATAACGCTTTTTTAACCATGCAAGACACCAACCAACCCAAATGCACAAAACCAAACTGCGATTGTGCAGAAAAAGAAATGATAAAACAGGGTACTGAATGTATTAAGGATTACCCATGTTTAAATGCTGATACTTCAGCTAATGAACTTAAATCAGAATTTAAAAAGCCAAGTAATTGGATTGAACCGGGAGGGACAGTAGCATGACTATAGATGAAGCAGCAACCAAATACGGTGCCGAATATTACAAAAAAGATAAACCCGCTAATACCTATACATTTCACGAAGGGTTTAAAGCCGGCGCAAACTGGATGTCCGACCAACAAAAGCAACAAATAATCCAAGTAATTGAGGATAGGATAGCGGATTTGGAAAATGATCCGATGGATATTATTACTAAAACCGCAAAAATTGAGGAATTGAAAAACACTCTTAAACTTATTAAATAATGAAAATACAGGTAATCAAATGTAAAACTTGCGGGGAGGTGTTTGCAGCAGCCAAAGAGCCGTGTAGCGCAAGCTGGTACAAATCGGTCGCTAAATATTTAGGTAATGGCAGTAGCACAGTAGAAACAATTGAAAGCGATGGCAGAAATATATTCCCGGATTCACCAGAAGTAAATAAGTGCTGCGGTAAAAAAGTAAAGCACAATTTTTAAACCCCAATAACACTCTGCCCGGAATAACGGGTGGGAAAGGAATGAAGTATGAAAACAGACGAATACCAATTAGTACAATTAGAGCGCGTAGGCGGTGATGAATATATCATTGCTACTCTTGTTCATCCAACTGAAAAAGACGAATCGTTTAAGGCTATAATTAAAGGGCCGGATGAAAAGAAAGAACATTTGTGGAAGTATTGTAAAAACCATTGGGACGAAAAGAAAATAGCAGTTGTTGACCACGATGGAATTAATATCTACGGTGTTCCAATTAACCCCAAAGTTGACTTTATTAAATGTGTTTAATCATGAACGAAAAAGAAGATACAATTTCAAAAATTGAAACAGTTGAGGAAGCGGCTAAAAAAAGATTCCCAATTTATGAAGGGTATATTACGGAGATTGATAGATACCTAATTTATTCAAGAAGAAATGCATTTGAACTTGGTGCAAGGTGGCAGAAAGCACAGCCCGAATTTTTGAATTTTGAAAATGTAAATTTTAAAGCCTTTGTAAAGCACACAAGTGAAAAATTACAACACTGTTATACAGAACAGGAGTTATTGATCATATTGGAAACTTTCAGGTCCAGGATCATAAATAGTGCAAGGGTAGAATGTTGGGATTTTGATAATTACAAAGTTGACAAGGATTCAATTTCAGATGTTGACTACACCGACCTATTGAAAACCCCCACCAGTTAAATAAAGAATCAAAATGACACCACAGGAAGCAAAATTAAAAGGGTATACACATTACGGCTGTATGTACGGCGTTCCAATTTACATGACAGATGATGAAGATATGAATGTAACCGGGGTTAATTGGTGGAACGATCATAAACTAAAATTGTTTATTTGGTTAGAACAGGTATTTAATATTAATGAGGCATTCCCAATTCTTAAAGGGCCAAAACTTTAAACCCATCCTATCAGCAGAAACAATCAAAATTTAAATAAAATGAGTAATCTAATTTTCAATTTAAGAATCTATAAATGGCATTTACATATAAGTAAGCAGTTTAGTTTTTCAATCAAAGCCAACCCGAACTATATTTACAAAACAGATCCATTTATAAGGTTGTTTAAAAACCCCTAATTTAACCATTCACATTTAGTGGATAATGACCAAGTATCAACTAATAGCCTCCTTAAACCAGTTAATAGACCTTACCCAAGTATCAATACTACTGGCGATCGGTGCTATCTTAATGAGTAAATTATGAAATACATTCTCAACCCAAGTAATCACCAGGACCAGTATGACTTTTCTTACAAAAAGACAAAACACCTATATGAATACTACAACGGGCTATCCGATGAAGACTTTATTAAACAGTTGCCTGATATTATTCATTTTACCTGTTTTGTTAGTTGGGTAAAGGAATTAGAACCTGTGCAGATATTGGCTGATAATGGTCTTATACATGAACTTACTCACTTGTTATCAGGGGTTGACCCTGTTACTGATATAAAATCTATCCGGGAAGACTTTGAAACCTTACTTAAATTAGCATAACATGAAAAATAAAGCAGTAGCAATTGCTTGTGGTGGAGATCAAGCAAATAGGAGGGAATTAGACTTCTATCCTACTCCAAAAAATGTTACCCATTCTCTAATGAAGTTTTTACACAAAGAATGCGATTGGCATTTTGATAACCTATTAAGAATACATGAACCCGCTTGCGGCAATGGCGCAATGAGCGATGTCATCAAAATGTATGGGCATGATGTTTATAGTAGCGACATAAGCACCTCATATGGAGCAACGGAAAACTTTTTAACCCAAATGAACTGGAATAAATTTGACGCTATAATCACAAACCCGCCTTTTAATTTATCTGCTGAGTTTATAGAGGTAGCATGCAAACGGACTAAAATTGTTTGTATGTTGCTAAAGTCTCAATATTGGCATGCAAAAGGGAGATATGAATTGTTTACTAAAAACCCTCCACAGTTCATTTTGCCTCTAACGTGGCGACCTGATTTTTCGGAGCATTTACGTAAGATAGGGGATAAAAAAGGACAACCAACTATGGATGTAGCATGGTCTGTTTGGATTAAAGGTGCGCATAAAGAGACACGTTACATACCAATATTAAGACCATGAATGACCTAATCCTACACCTTGTTATAACTGTTACCGCATTAGTAACTGTTTCAGCAGTGATGGTTATTGTTCATTGCTGCCTTGACTACATCATTAATTTATTGCTACAAATTTCTGAATGGATTGAACATGAAAGTAAATAACTAACTTTATATAAAAAACATGAAAACTTTTATCTCATTATGTACCATACTCACCCTGTTTTGCGCTTGCAAGACACGTAAGGTAGCAACCCAAACATCAAGTGTATCACAGTCATCAACTGTGGCTGTAAATAAGACCACTACAGACAGTTTACACACGCAATCGGTAGATACATCCAAATCAACAAAATCATCAACCACAGAGGCTAAAACAGGGTCGTCAAGGGATGCTACGTTAGAAGTGGATAGTATTGTTCAAACCAAGAACTCACAGGGAACTAAAACTGTTATATATCCTACTAAAGGAAAGGTAATCCATTATCAGGTTTCGGATTCAAGTAACGTTAAGACCAATGGCAACGTAAGTAGACAATCAGGGGTTACTACCTTTACTACAGGAGTATTGACAACTAAAACTGATTCCAATACCACAGTTAAAAAGGATAGTACCGGGAAAACCAAGAACTCATCAGCAATAGGCAGTGGTACAACTTATGCCAAGTGGATAGGTATATCAATATTAGTGTTTGTAGTGTTGATTGTGGTTGTTATTTATTTGAGAAGTAAAAAACCTAAAGTTTAATGAGTGGCTAACACAGCATATTTCAGAAAATGAGCCGACATCTGTACAATTCAGTGTCGGCTTTCTAATTGAATGTCCAATAGGTAAGATTCGAACTTACTAAGGTTTACACCAACTGTTTTACAGACAGTCACAACACTCCCACGTTGTCGCTAAAGGATTAAGAAGAGGCTACAGGGATCGAACCTGCACGGGCTTTTAAACCCATCACTGTTTTCAAGACAGATAAGTACGCCAACCATACGAACCTCTATTAAGTAGTAGATGTTGGATTCGAACCAACGACACCCGAAAGTGTTACTCATTAGCAGTGAGTTGCCGTACCGCTTGGCTAATCTACTATTTGTCGTCCCGAAGGGAGTCGAACCCTCTAAATCCTCATAGACAGTGAGGCGCAACAGCCGTTATGCGCCGAAACGTTTGAGCATCCTGACGGAATCGAACCGCCAACCAACTGCTTACAAGGCAGCCGTTCTACCAATTGAACTAAGGATGCAATGAGGGCAAGAAAGGATTCGAACCTGTGACCTAATGATTAACAGTCATTTGCACTACCTCTGTGCTACTTACCCTTTTGCAGATGTGGACAGATTCGAACTGTCGAGGGTTTTTAAACCGTTGGTTTTGGAGACCAATATCTTCGACCACTTGATTACACACCGATATTTAATTCTATTACTCCTGCATGTAGTTTTCTATGGCAATTAGCACAAAGAGGTACACATTTTTCAAACTCGTTAATAAGTTTAATTTTTGATCCATAAGTTGTTAACCTACCCACATTAAACTCTTTTTTACTTGGGTCTAAATGGTGAAAATCTATACAACACCTTTCGTTTTCACCACAAATTATACATACAGCGTTATCCTTAACTTCGTCATAAATTTTTTTTATTTCTATCCTTGTTTTAATATTTCGCGCATAATGTGCTGGTTTATTTTCATAATAATGTTTCTTTTTATATTCCCTTTGACAAACGCCGCATACTGTGTGTCTTTTATTAGCTACTTTATTTTTAAATACGAAATCAAATTCTGATTTTTCTTCTAAACATTTTGTGCATTTCATTCAGCAAATATACAAATTAGTCTCCAAATAAATAATATTGGAGACTGCTTATCGCTCCTTTGAGTAGACGTATTTAAAACAGAAAACCCCACATATTTCTATGCAGGGTTTTCTTATGTATTTTAACATATAGTTATCCTGCATCGGTCAAAGACCAATCCGAATTACTATATGTTGTTGTTTTAATCATAGTACAATGATACGTAAATTATTTTAATCTGCAATTTTATTTTTTTCTAATTCCTTTATAACCTCGTTTTTAGCCCCTATAAGGCACTCAAATTCCTGTTCCCTGCGTTTCCTTTGCTCAATGAACTTATCCACTACAAACCTGTATAAATGGGCTTTAGTAACGTGTCCCATGATAAGACCTATGATAAAGGCTAAAGCAATCATTCAGGTTTTTGGTTCACATTAACTGTGTCTGCATTGTTAACAGTTGGGTTCTCTCCCGGTTTTTTTGTTGGATTACCTCCTAACACAAATGCAATAGGTACACCAATGATTGATGTTATAACAGCACCCATTGCTAAATTTGCCATAGGCTGATTCTCGTGAGGTACAGGTAACCATACCAAAAGTGATAACAGTATTAATCCGCATAAACACACGCCTGATGCAAAATAAAGTTTAATAATCTCTTTGTGATCTTCCATTATAATGAACTTAAAATATGTTGATAATATCCTCTTATTAAGGCTGCACAGTCAATCCCGTTTACTATTCGCCTCGCATTTAACGGATCATTTTTAGTTTCTGATAGATACTTAGATAATCCTACTCCTGTAAACATAGCATCCCTCATACCTAATACCAAAATATCTGCGGCATACTCAATGTTTAAAGCCAGTTCTGGCCTATTTACAAGGTCTATGTTTAATCTTTTACTAAATGTTGCATAATTATCCTTCCATGTCAATTGGACAAAGCCTCGACCGTAATAAACATGCCCGTTGATAAACTTGCCGTATGGATGGCCTGCACCATGGCCTATTTCTTCAATTGGCTTTAATCTGCTTTCATGAAATGCCGTTGCCAATATGTAAGCTATTTGACGTTGTTCTGTAACGTGGTATTTAACACAAGCCTCTAAAATAGCATTCACGCTATCTACTTGTACTTGTGACAATCGTTTATCACTTGTGATGCCTCGTAATGCATTAAATAAATTAGTCTCATTCATCCTTTAACCGCTAATAGGAGTGACCATAATAATAACAGTCCTCCTATGATTATTCCTAATATGCCGTACTGTGCTAATTCAGTCATAGGTTATTTTTTGATGTTATGCCTGATAAAAGCATCATTTAGATCATCAACCTTTTCAGCTATTTTATCAAGCCTCATTAAAACACCTTTAGTTATTTCCTCTTGGACGATTTGCCTCATCCTTAAATCATGTCTTTCAAGTTCTAATTTTTCAGATGCTTCTCTACGTTTTCTAATTTCTTTAAACGTTTTATCTATCGCGGTAAACCCTAATAAAAAGGTCGTCCAAACTAAGGCGTGGTCTACACACCATTCTAAAATCTGAATATACCAGTCGCCTTGTTTATTAGTCATTATTGTTTTGGAAATAACCATGCCGCCCTCCTGAAATTAATATCATTATGGTAACCGCAAGAATTGCACCATTGAATAATAAAAACTTCTCTAAAGGGTTCGTCATAATATCTTGATGATTTATTATTACTAATATAATGTTTATAACTGACGTAAATTTACATATTAAGTTTAGATTTTCATGTATGTAATTCTTATACCCAAATAGTTCGTCTATTATATAAAATAAGATAAATCCTCCTAATGTATAATTGTACCATAGCCTCATTTCTTTTATAGGCAAGCAATTATGGTCAATCCTGTATATGTAGGTATTCATTGATGCACAAAAAAGTATCAAGGCTATAGCACAAATTACTGCTCTCATTTTATCCAAGGTCTGCAACACATCTCGTTCCGTTCCAATAATATCCACGAGGACATTTGTTTATCGGTGTCGGGTCAGTATTAACCACTACACCACCGTCTGTTCCTGATTCTACAGGGTGACATTTTTTCTCTTGTTTCTTTTTGGGCTGCTTTACCATGTTATATATAGTTTAAATTGTTACAAAGAAATGTTCCATGTATAAGTAGTGGCTGCTACCAGAGCGGTTGTGCCTGATGTGATTGTAATATTTGTGCCACTTGAACTTGTCATGTATATCATACTTGCTCCATTCAAAAGAGCAGAATTTGCTCCGGCTGGCGAAAATACAGGATACGGCGTATATGGTAGGGTATTTGGAAGTGTAATGGTAGCTACAGTTGCATTTGTTCCTGTAGGTATAGTTCCTGTCGTTACAGTTACTTGTAATCCCTTTCCGTTGCTTGTAACGCTAACTGTAGGTGATGTTCCGGCGCCTGCCCCTGCTGATATTGTTGGCGTTCCCACTATAGGAGAATTAACATCACTTGTCAAAGCGAGCGTACCTGAATTATTAGGTAAATTCCAGTTTTGATTCCCTGTTAAAGTATTTGGAAATAAATTGCCAAAAAACGTATTCCCCGTACCATAAAATTGTACCGGGTTATTGCTCCTTGTGATAAAACCACTAAGCCCCGTTACCTCTAATCCAAAAGTATTAGTTCCTGACCAGTTTTGTGTTCCTGCTAATGCTCCGTAATACGTATTTACCCATGCTGTTGTGGGTATCTGTGTTGTATTTACGTTTGAAGCAGGTGTAGGAGCGGCAGGAACACCTGTAAATGTTGGAGAGGCTATATTGGCCTTTAAGTTATCTGCGGTTGTTACAAAGGCTGTAGTGGCTACTGCTGTAGTACTATTACCTGCTGTTTGTGTTACCCCTATTGTACCGGTTGGCAGTGTTGGTGTTCCTGTGAATGTAGGACTTGCTGTAGGAGCCACAGAGGCATCAATATGAGCTGAACTGACTTTACCATATGCAGGTGCGGTACTTAGACCTCCTGATAATAAAACGTTCCCTGTTGCCACTGCTGCAACCTGTGCCAATAACCCTGCCGCTGATGATGTATATACTATACCCCCTGTTGAACTTAGCCCCCCTAATGTATTAGCTCCCGTGGTTCCGAAGTTTCCTGATACACTAAATTTAGCCCCTGTTACCGCTACTGTTCCATCTGTTTTACCTACCGTCATGTTACCCGATCCATCAATGTATGCCCTGACCGTATTGTTAGTCTTAAAAACAATTTGCTTTCCTGCTGCCCCCGATGATGATAAAACTAAGTTATTGGAATTTGTATAAGGAAATGCTCCACCGACAGCCAATGGTACAGTAATTACAGATGATTCAATTCCGGTATATGACGAATTGGCCGTGCCTAATACCAAACCATTTACAACCTGATTAATGTTGAAATTATTATTCTGATTATATTTCGCATAGTTCTGTTCGGTTAATGCTTGTGGCTGTGAGTAAACTTTTGTAGTATCAAAATAACCTGTTCTTTGCGATACCCAAGTTAATAACCTCGCTCCTGCTTCATTAGGATGTATGCCATCCCCTGCCAAATCAATGGCATTAGTCCAATAAGGTGATACGTCGATAGTTCTTGATGGCACTAAACTATCTACTAAATGATTCAATCCGGTTTGATCCGGATTAACTGTTTCGGGTATAGCCCTGAAATATCCTGCATTAATACCCGCGCTATCTAATTTATGAACCAGCGTGGCATATTGTGTTTTAACACTGTCTGGCATCACACCTCCTGGCTGTAAGTTGTTACGGCCTATATTTACAATAACCTGTTTTGGTTTGATATATTTAAGCACATATGGCAACCCTTGAAGCAACTGTGTAACTTGGTCGCCCTGTCCTGCAAAAGTCGCTGTAATGCCAAATGTGTTATCCCAGTTGCCAAATGCCAACCCGTTTATTGGGTTACGTAACTTACTATCACTTAAAATGGCTAAATCAGGGCTTCGTGGAGATGAACTATATGCTTTAAAGCCCTTTATAGTTACTGACCCTCCATGTTCTGTAATAACAATATTACCGGTATTGAGCAAATTATTAACTCCGGACACTGTAGCATATTTATTTTGGGTTAAGTCATAAAAGTCAGTTATCAGCATGTTACCCCGTATCCTGAATATTATCTTGCATATATCATTTACCGCAACAGTAATGCCTGAAGGTGCGCTTCTACTTACACCAAAACTCTTTACAAAAACAGTGTTATTAACTAAGTCATAGCTTCCAAAGCAACTATAATCAGATGATGGGCTTGTATGTTTTCTACCTACGCCAATACCAAATCCTGTTAAATCATTTACAATAAAAGTTACTTCAAGATTTAATAGATCATCATTATTAGTGAATCCTTTTAACCGGATATAATTCGTAGTATCCGTTCCACTTACGCCCCCTGTCATTAAAATTCCAAAATCAGTGGTTAATGATGGAGTGAATGTACCTGCCTTTACAAAATCTGTTAATGAGGTATAAAATGATTTATCATAAAGCAATATCTGATTTTGGGTTGTGGCTGCTGAAACGCTATCAACGTGTATTTTTGTAGCATAGGTATTAGCTATTGTTGTGCTGTCTACCCCTACAACATCACTTAATAAGGCTATTGTGCCTGCCTTATCTTGTAAGGTTTGAACCTTGCTGCTTGTTGAAATAGAAGCCGGTCCTGTTAAATGGACCGTAAAACTATCTCTATTAAAGGATAAATCATAAGGGAACAGGTTTGCTCCTTTATCAGTGGTTATCGCATATATCCCATCAGATATATTTGCACCATAAAAATTAGGACTGCCGGTAGAAGTTATATTCCAACCATCCTGATTAACTTGCATTGTTGAATTATTCCCGGTAATGTGCCAAGTATGATCTCCGGTCCATGTTTTATTACCACCTATACCTGTTTGATTGGTGGTTAAGTTTACATAGTTACTTCCTGAACTATCAACCCTTGATTTAACTGCTCCCCAATCGGGTATCCAACGGTCATCTAATTTACCTACCGTAGAGTAATCAGCAGCGTATTGCGCCCCTTTTAAATTAAGTCCATCAAATATTTCTATTTTACTACCCGATAATACCGGCATCTCGCCTCCTATCTTACCTACAGTAACAGATTGTCTGCTATTTATATTAGGTGTAGATGATGAATACGCAGCCAATAATTGTGATCCGAAATTCCATGTGTTAAGGCTTCCTGTCGTAGATATATTTCCTATGCCATCATTGTAATTGGAGCTTATAAAAGTTCCAATACTTGGCGCTCCTATTTCATTATTTAATAAAAGAGTTCTTGAAAATGAATTTATCTCATCAGACGAAAAGCTATTATTTTGTTGTATATAATGATTGTTACCAATTATATCAATATCCTCTAAAAGTTCACCACCCCACCTGATAGTGCTATCTCCAGTTATGTGAAGGCCACTATTGGCTTTTGGAAGAAATGTTATATTACTTAACTGTGAAGCATCTGCCATTTGTATCCATCCTAACGTAGCCCCCCTGTAAGCCCACATGTGTCCTCCAAGGTCTTTATACCACGTCATTTGGTTAACAGGTGTTGGTTGTGTTGGAGTCTGTCCAAACGCTTTAAAACAGGTAAATAAACAAAGTATTAAGAGTAGTTTTTTCATAATGCTGTCACGGTTAATGTACCTCCGTTGGATACCGTAATTTTATATTGTGTCCCATTAGGGGATGCTATTACCAACCCTTTATCTAATTGGATAACTTGGTTCATGTATAAAGCAGGGGTATCTACACCCGTGTATTGGTTAGCTATAGGTAACAAGTCGCTATTGCTTACAGCGTAATTCCTGATAGCAATACTCCCGGTCAACCCTAAACTGTTGTTTACACGATATCTGAATTTAAATGTTCCTGCTTTTGTTGGGTCTAATGGATCAGTTGGCACAAATTGAAAGTCTATAAATATCACCCTGTTTTTTACAGACGTAGTATCTCCATAGGTGTTATTAAACGTGCTATACCTCGTAGGATTTAATTGAAACCATGTATTAGGCGTTATTAAAAACACTTTTTGTAAATTAAAGTCATATCCCTGTACTTCCACTGCGGTTGTTGAATCCACTGATAATGCATCACTCACCAATATATTAAACCGGAATGTTAGCTGTTGGGTACTCAGGTTGCTCATGGTTAAAAAGTCGTATCTATCATTACCTGCTAATACAAAACTTTTTAAGATGTTTAAACCAATAGGGTTATCTGCCACTGCATAATGTGATGGGTCCCAATTTCGGGGTGCTATTGTTCCGGGATTGGATACTATCCTGTAAAGTACTCCATTGTAAGAAACTAAACAACCTACACGGTTATAATAACTTGCTGCCGCCTGACCACTATTCCATTCTCCTAAATACTCAAATATGCCTAAATTAACTTTTGCTAATGGTTTATTAGGCACGTCTGAAAGGTTATTCACCTTGTGTAATACGGTATTATCTAAAGCGTAATTGGCTAATGTTGCTGTATCTACTTTGCCTGCTAATAGGATTGTGATACCAAGGTTGTTACGGGCTGTGGAAGCATTTTGTATATCAAAGAAATTTTTATTGATATTAAATGTGCTATCTTTTATAGCCCTAATATTTAATAAACTATCTAATTGTGGAACATTATACCAATTTACAAATCCCTTTGCCCCCATGTTATCCCTGTAAAAATAACCCTTTGCTGTTGGTTGTCTTTGGAGAGTCGCTGTACCTACATTACTCCATTGAGCATAACTTGTTACACTAATGAATAACAATAATATTGTAAATAGTTTTTTCATTTATATAATGGTTACTTTTATTACCTGTGTATCGTTGTTAGCGAAGCCGTACAATCTGTTAGGAGAGAAGGTTTTATCATAAGTAGCACTTAATGACACTCCGTTTGATGTAGTAAATATAGGGTTCTGGTTAACACCTATTACCAATGGTAAATACCAGTTTCCTGAACCTGTTCCATCTTCCAATAAATTGCTTTGGTTAAATGTTAATGTGCTTGCATTTCCACCTCCCGGAGTTGATGATCCTGAATTCCCTGATGATGGTGCTTTACCTGCTATCCTTACGTAACCTTTAGCTCCTACACCCGGAGGAAAATCATAAGTGATACTTAATATATCGCTATTTACATTGCCATCAACTGCATATTCTATGATAGGCGGTGTTTGCTCATCTCCTACAAAGTCCCCTTCCTCTATATAAATAGCTAAATCAGGGTTATTACCAAATAAAGGGTAATAATTGGCATGGTAATTAGCTAATATCCATTGTGGGTTATCAGGGGTTACTGTGGTATCAAATTCATATTTTTGATCGTTGAATCCTACTACAGTAACAGTATTCACAACAGGATTGGTTGGATTTTGATAATCAGGGTCACGTGAATACACATTGGTATCTATACCTATTAACCCTAATAACCTGTTGTAAATAATTATGGTTGTGTTAGAGGTGTAATCGGCTCTCTTTTGTTGGTATTGTAAACCATGTAAATTAAGCCTGAAATAATTAATCAGTTGCTCATTAATGGCTACGCCTCCGTTTAAAATCAGGTTCAAGTTCTTTTGTGTCCACGTAGCTAACTTGTACTTTGCACTTTGTATCGTGGTTTGAACCTGTTGTGGTGTAGGCATCTGATTAAGCGTAATAAGGTGTCACTAAATAAAAGTTAGCTTGAGTAATGTTTGCTTGAGCATTTTGACCTACTCCAAATTCAGCATATATTTCTGCACTTTCTTTGAATAACGATGCTCTTGTTAAATTATAAATTAACCCAAATACATCAGTATCACAATTCTGTGCTGCTATTAATGGAGCAAATGTTATTTCATAGAATATTGTTGATAAGTAGTTTACTGTTATTTCATGGTTTACACCATCATCAACCAATGTTTCTATAAACGATAAATACACGTCTGTTGTGATGTTATACGTTGCTGTAAGGCTTGCACCCATGTTAATCGTATCAACCAACACTTCATTACTATCATAAATGTTTAATATACGGGATGTAACTGTACCTACATTAGATGAAGTATCTGTATAGGTTAACACCTGACCATTTGCTGATTGTGTAACTACTCCGGTATAGGTTGCCATGATTAAGCGGTTATGATAAGTGAACTAATGGCATCAACTGCGTTCTGCATTGTAAAACTACCCGCCCCTGATGCGCCAACGTTAGATAGTTTATTTAATGGTAATTGTATCAATGGCTGTCCATTTTGGTTTAGTATATTAACCATGCCTGAACTAAAATCACCATTTACAGTGACTGTTTTTAGATTACACAGATACATGCTTAAAGGGCTTGCACTGCTGTTGTTAATCTTTAAGCTACCCGGTACGCTTGAACTCACTATTATAGCCATTTCTTATGTTGTTTAAATTAATCAAATATAATTATTTTTTCGGATGTTTAGCATTAGGATTGTATGAACTAACCCCAACCCCAAATTGTGACGGAATAAATGCTTTAATTGCTGCGTCAATGCCTCCAATCTTATACGCCTCATTAACATCAGTATAAGGCAGTGGTACAAATTCCAATGGCACATTAGGCCACAAATGATATGGCTGTCCTAATACATCCTTACCCTCCATTAAATTCAATGCACCCCCCGTTAAAGGAGATAGTTTACCACGTAAGAACCTTGATGCCTCTGATAACCTTGTTGTTCCTCTTGCTTTTTTACTGCCAAAAGTTATTACTCCATTACCATTTGATGGTATTTTCTCTCCTAATCCTTGTTGCGCCAAAAACCTTACATATTGTGGCAGACCTCCCAATATATCATAGAATGTACTCCCATGTTCTTGTTTATCCTGTATTTTAAGGAAGTTAACGCTTCGTGGGTCTGTTTGTACCTTGTACCCTGCTAATGCAGCTAATGATAGTATTAATGCCCCTGATGCCAATGTTGTTCCTATATCTTTTGCTGCTAATATCTTTGCTTCTTTTGGCAATCTTGGATCAGCCCATAAATACAAGGTTTGTATCCTTGCGGCCATGAAACGTGGTGAAAACAATGCTGAACTTAATATTTTAGGCTGTTTACCTCCTAAAAACTCAGGGATGTCACCACGTCCTGTTAATACGTTTACCACTTTAGCCAATGCTTTAAACTGTTCCGGGTTATTTTCAAAGGTATATCCTTTTTGAATTAATTTCTGTGCTTCTGATGTAAACACACCTGCACGTAACACGTTTAAATACCCTGTGTAAGCCCTTTCTGATGCTTCTATTAGTTTACCTATTCCCGGAATCTTATCAGCCAAATTAGAGGTAAATTCTTCCTCTCTTGCTAACAATTTAGCATTGTTTTTATCAGACAGGTACAAATCACTCTTTTGCATCAGGTCATAAATTGGTTCATGTTTTAAATCTGAAATCCAATTCTTATACTTTTCCTCTGATACTGTCTGCCTGAACATTTCTTTAAAAGCTGTTAACGCTTCTTTTGGATGCCCTGCTGTAGCAAATAGTCCTTGCCTTAAAACTGCTGAAAAGTCTAACGATGCTTTTAATGCACGTGGCAATGATGCTACGTCTAATAATATATCCTTAGCCTTTTCAATTTTAGTCCGATTAGCCAATTCATCTTTTGCTAATTGTAATTGGTAATCTTCCATTAACCTGTCAGCCTTACGTCTTAAATCAATCAATTCAGCATCAGGTTTAATCTCAGTTGGATTAACCTTTGAAAAATCCTTTTCTCTTATTCTACGTTCTAACTCAGCTATTTTCTTTTGAGCATTTGTTTTAGATACTTTTAGACTTGTTTCTTCTTTAGTTGGAGGTGTGCCTTTTTGTAACTCATCTAACCGTTGTCGTAATACTTTTACTTTTTCACTGATTTTAGGTTTCGGTGTTTTCTGTTTTGCCAATCCTGCTTCCGCATCTTCTATTTCTCCTATTAAACGGGCTTGAGTCTTTAGGTCACGTATTTGAGCCTCTATTTCGCTTTTAGTTCCTTTCTTCTCATTATATACGCCACCGATTAAATCTGTCACCTCACGGTCTGTAAGGTCTTTTAAATCCAATTCCTCTTTTACCCTTGCTACAACATCTTTAATTTCTGTTACACCCTCTAATGCCAAGTTCCGTACCATTTTTGCCACGTATGGAGCTGCTGCCTGTAAAAACTCTGCTGATGCCTTAAATACATCATTTAAGCCTTGTGATCGCATTTCTTTTAGCTTTGCACTAAAGTCTGCTGCAATCTTTTTACGGTCTTCGGCCAATTCTTCTTTAGTAACAGCCTTACGTCTTATCCTTTCCTCTCCATCTTTAATCCGTTTAATAGCCTTTTCAGCCTTTATACGGGTATTTTCAGATTCCAGTTTGTCAATACGTGCCTGTAGTTTTTCGTTGGCTTCCTGTATCTCGTTGAAACGTTGTGTAACTTCTTTTACTTGTTCTGTTGATAGTTTCTCACCATTATTAGCGGCACGTTTGTTTTTAATCATCTGCCCTAATGAGAAATTGTTTTTTACAGCGAAACGCCTTGCTGATAATGCCCTTGCTGTCCCTGTTCCTGTTTTTACATCTGCATTCAAAGCATCCTGATAGTCTTTGGTCGCTTGTTCATGTTCGGCTGTTAAATCATCAAACTCACGTTTACTCATGGTTGCGCCATCAGTTTCTAACTTTTTAGTTAAATCCTGATAATTCCTTTTAACCGTGGCAGTATGTTTAGCTAATATTGCCACTTCGGTATCTGATGCCTGATGTTTATCTTCTAATATCTTACGCACCAATTCATGACTATCATAACCATTTTTAATTTCTTTGGTAGCTTCTTTGTCAATTACTTCCTTAGAACGTGTTTCGCCAACGTGGTCTTCTAATTCTATCCCGGCTTCCTCTGCTTTGGCTTTGGTATTTTCGTTCTTTATGGCTTCTGCTGTTCTTGGCTTTTTTGAAACCGTTTTATCTGTATTAACAGATTCATCTTTTGCTTTCTCAACTTCAGTTCCTGCTCCTTTAGTTGGTTCAGTTGTTCCTGTAGTTTGTTCAGCCACATCTGCGGGTCTAATCTCATTTTCTTTAATATTAGTAATATCAGGTGCAGATTGTTCCACACCTGAATTACTTACATTCCCTTCTTGTACGCCATTGTTTTCTTCACGGCTACTTTCGGGGCTGATTTCGGTGAGGCTTTCTTGACCTTGACCGTTACTTTTTTCATTGTTTTCATTTTCTATCGGTTTTATGTTATTTTCAGTTGTTTCAACAGGTTTCTCACCAATTGCTTCCGGCACTCCGGCTTCATTTGTCTGTGGTGTTTCAGGAATATTGTTCTCAGTAGGTGCGCTTTCGATTGGTTGTTCATTTGGTTGTATTTTGGATTCTCGTTCTAAATTTTCTAATTCATACCTTGATTTCTCAATTGGCTCAACTTTACCATCTACTTTTTTGAAGTATTTATCCTCTTTACCGTCTTCACCTTTCTCAATGGAGTATGTTGTCTTTTTGCCACTAACAATATCTCTCAATTTATCATTGGCTTGGTCAATTTTATCAATTAATAACTGCTCGTGCTGCGTTGGCATCTCATTAACTGATTCATCCAATTGTTGCCTGTTGCCTTGTTCGTCTGCCAATTGTTTCTTTAACTCATCCCTACCTTGCACCAAATCAACGGCATCTCCTATTTTCTTTTCAGGAATACCACGTGGTAACTTTTTAGCCACATCAGCAATGTTATCTACCTGTTTAAATGTAGCATCCATTTCTTCCGGTGTCCACTGGTCTTGCTTATTTTGATCAAATCCATGATCGTGTAATGCCTGTTTAACTCTATCCACATTTTCAGGAGATGGGTCGTTCATTAACGATTCTGTTGCACTATTTTTATAATCAGAGTACTTAGTAAGTTTACCTAAGTTACCTATCTGGCCTAATCCTGCGAAAAATGGTGCTTGCTCTGTTGCTACATTACTTACGTTTTCAGCTAAGTCCCCCAATGATTCATTGAACACAGGTTTATCATTGGCTACATCCACACCTTTCTTTAAGGCAAAGTTAGCTCCTGACAGTGCTGACAAATCCACTACGGCTTTATTATAGCCCTTTAGAGCATTTAACCCTGTTTGCTGTACCTTCTGTCCCCAATCTTTAACACCGTTGTTTATAAGGTTCTGAAACTGTTCTCCTGTGAGTTCCTTGTTACCTGCTTCCTTGATGGCATCCATGCTTATTTTAGATGCTATATCTCCACGTAATCCTGCGGGTAGTTTACTAAATACTCCTTCACCTAACGCTTTCATCAGAAATCCATTGGCTATACCTGTTCCTAAGATAAAGGCATCTTTTACATGTGGGTTAATTTTAGCACCGTTCTTTTCTGCTTGGTCTGCTGTTTCTTTGCCCATCCCCATTCCTTGTAAATAGAATGTCGGGCCTCCTGCCGCCATAGCAGGTAGAAATTCAGCAACACCGCCTAAGTTGGATGTTATTTTATTTTCGTCAAATCTTGATTGATCATTTTTAGTTAGCCCATAGTTAGATGCTTCATCTGCCTTGTCAAAAGCTAAATCACTCATTACATCCCCTAAGGCTTGTGTAGGCGCACCTGATAATCCGGCTTTATTCATTAGCCACGCTGTCCCTTTAGCAACCTGTAGTGTCCCTTTGGTGGCTTTAGACCCTAAGTACGCTACTGTTCCTAATGTTTTACCTAATGGTGTTTGCATGAACTTATCATGTGCCAATTCCTCCTGCGTTGGTTCTCTTAAATTGTCTACAGGTCTTGTGGCTGATAAGTTAACGGCTTCATCCCAATTAGCTTGTGCATCTTTAGGGAGTTCACTTCGTATCTTCTTAAGGCTATTTGATATTTCTTGCCTGCGCTGTTCTTGTTGATTACGCAGTTCTATATCGTGGTTACGTTGCTGTTGACGTAATTCAGGATCAGTTATTGGCGCATACGAAACAGGTGTATTATTGCCACTTGTCAGGGAAAACGGGTCTGATTGACCACCAGTATTTAATGGCTGTGATGTATTGTCTACACCTTGTGGTGAAGCATTTTTTTTTAAGCCCCCTGTGTTTATTTGGGAGGCATAAGTGGGATACTTGCTGATTATTTTGGCAGTTAAGGTTTCATCATCAACGTCTTTATATTGTGGATACTTGGCCTTTATCTTAGCCGCAAATGCTTGTGGTGATAATAACGGTGTATCTTGGTCTATAACTTCTTCTGCCATTATATTTTGTTTTATTCAAAGATAACGTTATTTAGTTATTAAATTCCAAGCCCTAACGGGTCATCTTTTTTTGATAATTTTTGAGTTGGTCTTTGGTTAGGATTTGTTAACCCTCCCGGAACTTTCCCTTTCCCTGATTGGGTTAAGGCTTTTGATGGTGCTGCCGTAGCATCTCCTGTGATGTCCCTGTATATCCTTGCAAATCCTGCATGCCATTGTGTCGGATCGGTACTATCCAATGTTACCTTATAAGATGGCGTTTGCACAGCTCGTATGTATTGTGGTTGTCCCTCCTGATCTGCGTTTGGATTTTTTATCTCGTGGTATTTGGCAGGGATAGTCAATTGAACCGCTTTAGGATTATCCTTGTTTATGGTTAACCCGTGTAAATAAGCAGGATTGTTTGCCAATTGATTATTAAATTCCTCTCCTGACCCTTTTACTCCCTGCCTCATTCTTTCAGATAAATCCTGAAAATAAGTAGGGTCTATTGTTTTATCTTTTGCCTCCCTTGTGGGATGGGCTATATCGTATTGCCTATTTGCGTTGTGTAATGCTATTTTAGATGCAATAGTTTGTCCTCCGCTTTTATCGGCATACTTTGTGTCTAATCCTTTAGAATAGAAATCAGCCAATTGATTAGCTTGTGCGTACAAAGCATCAGCAGGGTCTTTTTCTCCTGTTGCTGCTATAGCTGCTCGTGCTGCCTGTGGACTTTTAGATGCTCTTGCTACATAATTGATAATAAAAGCATCCTTATCAAAAGTCTGCGGTGTTATTGTTTGTTTGTTTACAAACCCCGTTCTTGGGTCTACCGTATCAATAACTTGTGGCTTACCTGTATTTACTAATCCTTTTGCCAAATCAGCACTTTCTTTGTAAGCATCCCATTTAGGTGCGAATATATTGGAAGTCGTATTTTGGTAAGCGTTTTGATAATCGTTGTATCCACTGCCTATAGATGGTGTTTTTTGAAGTTGTGTTACTTTAGGAATAAAGTCATCTACTACATCTGCATTAGGGTTCAACCTCACATCAGCCAACTTTTGTTCCTGTTGATTATGTTCGGAACTTTGATTAATGTCATACAATAACCCTTGTTGTTTTTGTTGTAATTGCTGTTGTAATTGTTGCCTTTGGGCTAAGTCATTGGTATTCCTTAATTGAGCGTGTGTATTTAGTATATCCTGATATTGTTTGGATAATTCACCAAAGTCTGCATTCTTAGCCCCCTTAAAGTTTAATTTAGCTAATCCGGCATTGAATTGTGCTTCCTCTTGTGCTTTTTGTTGCTGTCTAAGGGCTAAATTCCTGCGCAAATCATCTAAAGCAGGATTACCTTGAAATACTTGGGCATCTCCTAAGTTTTTACCATAATAATTTTGCCAATTAACTTCCATGCTTATGCCATGTTATTAAACATACCTGTTGGGTTAATATCACCAACATAACCTGAACCAATCGGAACACCTGCTCCTGCTCCGTTTACATTTGGAGTTCTCTGACTCCCTCCTATTCCGCTTGATATTAATGCACTTCCTGCACTTGACAAATCATTAAATGCTCCATTAAGATTTTGCATACTTGCACCACGTAATGCCTGTGATTTGGCTAATAAGCCTAAATACTTTTGACGGGAGTTCCAATCCCATGCTCCTTGTTGTTGTTGTGCTAATGTCTGCCTCTGTTGCATAAGGTTTAATAAGTTCCTGTTGCGCTCAATTGCATCCTGTGAATTTAAATTATTGGAAGCATCATTGCCTGCTCTGACAATAGAGGCCACACTCCCTGATGGATTTTGTGTACGTGATAACGCTTGAATACCTGATGCCTGATTCCTGCTAATGGCATTCAATTGGCCTTGATACTGTTGTTGCGGGATACCTACCTTAGCCTGTTGCTCTGCTTGGGCTAAGTTTTGATAATACCCCGGCTGCACTACCATAGTAGGGTATGGATTTGTTTTATCTATGTTATCAGCTTTTTTACCCTGAAATAATCCTGCGATCCCTTTTCCGATTGCGCTGACCCCGGCTAATCCACCCCCTATAAGTGCTGCTGTTCCTAATCCTCCTGCTGGCATGTGCTATAATTTAATATAATGTAATCATCAGTGGTATTCTTTATGGTCATTCCCTGCTTTATTAAATGATTGATTGCCCTTTCATTTTTCTTCCACAAGATACAATCAAAAATACCTAAAATATTTCTTATTTCTGCAAACCAATTTTTGAGCGTTTCCTTATCTCTAAATTGCTTGTTTATTCCGAAGCTATACAGTAGTCCGTATTCCTTACATAAGACCGTATAACCAATAATAACTTCATTTGCTACTATTCTATAGCACTCAATATAAAAGTGTCCTATAGTGTCTATAATTCGGTTATAAGTATCTTCTATACACTCTAAAGGCTCTCCTTGCACTATGTGCCACTTCTTAAACAAATCTTCATCCTCCATAAAAGCAAACGCAATATATGGTTTTAGTTCATTTATAGATATTTCTTCAAATATCATCGTATCCCTTGAGCCGAGTGAATATATATTATTTCTGTTGTAAATATTTTTAGTGGTACACTTGGTGATGTAGTGTACAATTCAACTGTCATATAATTACCTATTAATATAGGCCCGTTTATCAGGTCATAATTGGAATCCCGGAGGAAATTACCTTGATACAATCCCTCTATCTGATAATCAAGAACTATCGGATTTACTCCATCGTCTAAACGTTGTTGTAAAAAGTCATTGGCAAGTAATTCTGACACCTGTCCGTTTTCAGTAGTAATACTGCCTGATGGAGCAACTAATAATTGATTTGCCTGATAATTTAAAGAGTTATACCTTTTGGTTATTGTTGGTTGTTGATTGGTTGTAAATTTAATGATGGATTGATATTGTACACCATAAAAATTATTCCTGTTGGAGTTTTGGTTTACTTGTCCATATAAATCACCGTTAAACAGTGTGAAACTCTTTGTAAATAGAGAAAATCCGTAATCAGGTTCTATCGTTCTAAAGTCACTCCATTTTTGCGCCCTAACTGAAAAACAAATGGTGTTTTGTTGTTTAAGGTCTGTATTTACTACTGTATCCCTGATATTAAATGCTTGTATTTGACAATTACCGTTACTATAGAATTTAAATTCAGGATTACTCCCTGCTGCGGTTATCGTTTCTACATATAATCCGGGGGTTGTCCTTGAAACACCTGCCTGTGTCCCCATAAACGGCTGTACTGTGCCATTTGTAATGGTTAATACTGAATAACTTATTTGATATGCACGCCCTGTTATTAATGGGTATGTGAGTAGTGGGATGTAGCCGCTATTGCAATTTTCATGACTCGCTGTGTTATCATCGGAGTTTACAGACCATCCATTATTCCTTGATTGTTCAATCAGGTTAACTATAATCGGAACATTTTGGACTGCTGAAAACATTTTATCAAATATATAAATTATTTATGATGCTGTTCCATCTACTGTAATCAAATACACTGATGGATTCATGGCTATAAAATTGTTAGACATACTCGCACTGACTACATTGGCTATGGCATTATTATAAAAGTTAACTCCATCTTTTTTATTGGTCATAATCAGACTTGGCGAAACACCTGCTGATGGCAATAAAGTATATGCTTCTACCACTATACTGTCTGTTCCAAATACATTTACCGAACCTGTTGCTGACCCGTTTATAGTCGCCACTGTTACTCCGTTTTGCCTAATATTCAAATTCGCATCTGCAAAAGGTGTTACTTGTGACGTAACCCTGTAATTAATCAGTACGGGAACTTTGGTCGTTACATCAAATTGCGCACTTGTGCCACTAATGGTCAGTGTAGCACTTGTTGTAGTGTTAGACAAATTAGAACTTAATTGCCTTATCTGCACAGAGTCATTATTCACTACAGTTCCGGGTGTACTTGTATATGCACCTCCATTGATACTGTATTCACCTCCTACAATACTAATACCTACAGGAACATTAATCCCGCTTACTAATATAGAATTGCTTTCTATCAAAGTATTTAATGGTTGCGCAATCAATGGAGTGAATGAAAAAGGATTTACAGTTACATCGGCTGCTACCCATTGTAAACAATTGTTCTTTGTTATGGGATTCCCGTCTACATCAAATGTAAAAGTGGCTGTATCGTTACCTATATAATTAGTGGTTGGAGTATAAGTAACTGTCCCATCACCATTATCAGTTGCAGTACAGTGTGTTCCATCTGCAATATTGGTTATATCAGAATACGTGATGTTATAGTTATCAAATGGTTGCCAATTGGTTTCGTTAAAAGGGAATAATGTTAATACCCCTCCCTGTGCTTGTATGCATAACATAACTTCATCATAGAACATGTTATAGTACATTACCAATTTCTTACCTTGAGAATAGGCTAATTGAATAGTACTTCTAAAGTACTTACTCATTTTACCTGATATGGGTTCTATTCCATCCAATCCCAATCTCATTGGTTCACTCCGGTTAGGGTCAACGAAGTATGCGTTATTATCTTTAAAACAAAAGCTTTCTTTTGCCAATCCTATACCAATATTACCTGTTTGGTTATACCTGATATTATTCAGTAGCTTTTCTGAAATGGCATACTGTTTTTGTTGTATAGCATCTTCCAATATGGAGATATTCACCGGGATATAACCAACCCTTAATTCCTGAAATGGTATCAGTATATCTCCCCTCTGCCACAATACCTGAATAGAGCCATAACTTGATGATGTTTGACCATCACTTTCTCCATATTGGCTTTCAGGGAAGAACCTGTTTAAACCGTTCTTTTTACTTCCTAATACGTAATTTTGTGATGTAATTATTGTGGCCTTTTGTTCTGTTTTCTCCAACACGTCATAATAGGTGCGTGGTCTGCCATAAGACGTAAAATTAGAGGCATAGAAGTCACTGAAATTAAAATCTGTAGCCAGTATATCATAAATGACGTTAGGGTCTACAGCGCCATTATATGATCTTGTTTTAAAATAAACATCCCCATCGGTTATATCTCCTGAAAGCGTGTCATGGTTTCCGTTGGTTATAGTAAACCGTTCTCCAATTTCATACCATACTGTTGTATTATCTGTTGTTACTTCACTATCTGATTTTTGTGTATTAGGACTATATAACCTTATAAAAACGTTTTTTACGTCTAAAAAACCCGGAGGTATGGCTGCTGATTTTTCTATTTTTAATAAAAAACTCGTTGGGTCATATCCATACACCTGAACATCTACGCATGGGTTATTAAAATATACCTTATTTGAAGGGGTTGCAGGGTCAATGTAATAATGGAATGTACACCTGTCACCATCTGAAAAATCATAGGTTAATATGGAATTAGTACTGCTGTTGGTATAACGTTGGTTAAATAAATTAAGGGGGTTTATCTTAATTGCCATTACATTCCCATTTGGTGTTAAATCTCCAAATGATTTTGGCACAATATCCCATCCTTTTCCATTACATACCACGTAATCTCCTGTATTGAATTGTTGAACACCATTACCTAAGTTCCTGTTGTCTGATGGAATGCTTGGTACTGTAATTTGATAAGTTTCTCCGACATTCCCTATGGTAGCTGTTAGCCCCGGAGAATTACTATGTGCATCCCATCCTCCTACGTATATTAATATATTCCCAAAAACATCCAATAAATTCGTTGTCGTAGTGTTTTTAGTTATTAACCATTGATAATCAACTGCTCCTACAGGCGCAAGTGCTGTATTGATCAACCATGATATTTTTGGTGTTAATCCATTTAGTTGAGCAAATGACTGTGTGGATATAATATATGTATTATCTGTATCTAATGGGAACAAACGCCCATAAGTATCTCTATAACTCAATGCTAACTGATAGGATGAGTTATCCAAAATTGCATGAATTGACTTACTGATACTTGCTCCTGTATTGGACAAGGTTATAGAGGCTATCTGAACCCTTCTATGTGGTCGTGGGTCTTCATAGAATGTGATAGTATATCCACCACCAGATGCCGCAAATGAACCTGCTAAAATTGCAGACATTGAAGATGTAACAGCAATTAAATTACCATCCTGAGCAAAAGGAACAGTATAGCTATAGGATGAAGTATCATTGGCATCAGATGCACTATTGGTAGTGACATTTAAAATATCACCTGCATGTGGCACGCCTGAGTAATTAATTTGCATCCTACGGTTAAACTTATTAGAACCGCTTCCTTCCCCTCCTGCATATACTACTGATACTTTTAATGGATTGGGTTCTGTATCTGTAGGCACTGTTAAATTAGGGTCATAACCGCTTGAACTTACATTTACAGATGTTACAGGACGTTCATAACCTGTTTTTAAATCTGCCAACGCTATGATGTTCCCATTTATCTTTTCAACTGCTGTAGATGGCCATATATAATCTACCATTTGATCCGTTTCAGTTGGTGGTACTGGTATATTTAAGCTTTGGTTATAAAAAACAAATGAATACTCGTTGGTAGTAGCATTGTAGGATTCAAATACTTGGTTCGCTATATCTATTATTGTATTTGGCAACGCTACAATATAACTCCTGTCTACTGTTTTGATAATGTTAAAATCAAAATCACTGTATTTACAGGCTATATTTAATTGTGTTGCCCTTATTGAACCTATATTTACGGACACTATAATACAATTATTCTCACTTACACTTGCTCCTTCTGTTGGGGTGCTCTCCTGTGCCGGAATAATCCTTTTAGACCATGTAGCCCATGTGGAATAATTAAAATCAGCATTTACATACTGTACAGTAAATTGATACAGTTTTTGTTTAAGAAAGTTTGAGGCTTTACCTGCATCACTTGCATAAACTCCCTTGATCGGGATTAAACACTGTGGTTTTATTAAAGATAAATCCTCTGCCAATACTGTTCCATAGCCACCACTTGTTAATGTTTGTAAATTGGTATATCCTACTTCACTAATGCCATCTGCCCAAACCAAATATGTGCCATTAATCAGTACACATTGTACATAGTATTGGGGGTTAAGGGTTAATAATGGTATTCCATCACTATCTGTTTTATCAGTGTATATAACTTGTTGGGTTTGGGTATCGGAACTATAGGTAACTATTTGGTGAAACCCTCCGCTATTGTAAACAAAGAATACAATTTGTCTTGTATCTTCAAATGAACGCCCTCCTATGCCCTTATTAATCCCTTCTGCTCGTTCTCCGGGAACAAATTCGTTGCTGTCTATGTTGGTTACATACCCTTGTTCACCCTCTTGTGTCCCTGTGACACGTATGTTATAGGCTTCTAAATAATCGTTTTTACTAATATATTCAATTGCGCTGTCGAAATCGATACCGCCCTGTTGAAACATTTTTAAATCCTTAAAAAGTGCCATCTCTTATGCTTTAGGGGATAAACGAACTCCTTGCCTATATTGGTTGTACACGTTGCTTGGGTCAAAAGGATGAGCGGCACGTCTTGCATTAGCATAGGCTACATCATAATCTCTCTTATTGTCCAAACGTTCTGCCCTGCTTGCCTTTTTATCTCCTACACTATACTGCCACGCTATAAACGCTATCAGTGCTTCCTGATATAAGGCGTTAATCATAAAATTACCATCCTCGCAATTAGGGGTAGCCAAATATTCAAATATAATCTCTTGTTGACAAAATCCAAAATTGAATATAATTACCCTGTGTCCCCAATCAATCCTGTAAAATCCTAATGTACCTGTCGCGCCTAAACCATATTGTCCATATCCTAAAAATGGATAGGTTGTATTTAAGTTTTCGGTAAAGTTGATAATCATATCTGTGTTATCAATCAAAGTATGGTCTGTAGGTTGTTTTAGCCTCTGTGAACTTTCATCCTTTGTGAGTGACAGTAAACTATCTTCTGTTAATGAGGCGATCTCTCCGCGTTGGTTTAGTACACCTATTGCTATCTTAGTTAAACAATCAGATGGCAATACTGCTGTATTGTTAGCCTGTACGGGTATGGTTACTGTTTTTGGTATGCCTGTGGAATCACGATGAAACAAACGAAAACCTCTTATAGCCAACCTTGATACTTTGTCATATCTCGATTCAGGAATGTAATCAAATTGGTCTAAAAAAAATTCTGTTACTTCATCTAATGTAATTAATGCTGATTCCATTATCTACGAGGTTGAGGGTTATCGACTGCGGGAAGTGGGGTCAAATCTTGAATACCCATCATCTGTCTACATTCTGCTATTATCAGGGCTTTTACGCCACTTATCATATCTTCTGGCATGTTTATATTATCATCCAAATCCAATGCTCCTGCGCTCACTATAGACAGGTTAACGTTGGAAAAAGAATCCATGATCTGAAAATTGTCTACAAAGTATTCATTTCCGTTTTCAGTAAAGTGAAATACCTTTTTTAAATTAGGCAACCTCCTTACTTTTGTTACCTTACTTCTAAGTATTGGCTTAAATAGGTCATCCATAAAACCACCCCTTGTTTTTGGTGGGAATATGGTTATAGCACGTTTATTTGGTAAACCTACTGGTTGTGTTGGTAATTCAAAGTATTTAAGCCCTGAATTAGCATCTGTTAGTAAAGTGATGTTACTGTAGGTTAGTGTGAAAATATCATCTGCATACAAAACTCCTTCTAAATTTGAATTGATGTAAGAGTTTTTAACGGCTGCTTCTGCTATTCTATTATTCAACAACCTTAACACAAAGTTCTCACTGATAGCTGTGCTGTTATTTGGCATTCCTCCAAACACTTGATAACGTATTTCGTCTACAATTTGTCTTTTAGTGGTTAGTGCCATGTTAACTTGCTATTTGTGTTTGCTGTTGTGCATACCGTTCTAATTCGCTATCTCTAATGGATATTCCCATATATCCTAAAATCCTTGCTGTTAACCTGAATAACTCCGATTCCGGCCATTCAAAATTAACTGATGTTGTAGGATCATAAACAGGTCTGCCTGTAGCCATTGAATATCCCCATACTACGGTATCAGGGTATTTTAAATAGGTTAACAAAGCAGGTGTTATAGTGGTTGGATATATTTGGAAATTGTTTGCAGTTTCTATAAAAATAGGGTTTGTAGCTGTTGGTGGGTCAATAGTGCTGTTTAAATAACTTTCTACCTTGTCAAAATCTACTTTTATTATGGTTTTATTAACTGAATTTACAGGGGTTTTAAATGCTAAATCATAAGCATAATTTGATGGAACCGATGCCGACCCTGATGTTAATGTTAAACTTACATCATTCAGTACGAAATTGTTTAAAACCTGTGGTATTTTTAATGATTCTCCTGATTTAACACGCAATAACATTTTATTACGTTCATCGTTGTAATAGTTAAATAGGTCTAAACTTGCTAAATTTGCATAAGAGTTAAATTCATCAGGTGATGGGAATGCACGTTCCTGCTTCGCTGCTAAATCATAACTCAGAACTTTAACGTCATTTATATTTATCATTTCCCTGTAAATATACTATTTTTGAATTATCAAATATAAAGAAAAAAAGTCATGAAAAAAGTAAAACACATCGGCTTCAAAGGAGCAATGCAAAAAGTAGAAAAAGAAGGTTACTCAAAGAAATCAGCCGGAGCTATTGTCGCATCTGCGAGCAGAGGTGCAAGTTCTGCGGCTAAAAAAGCAAATCCTGCTCTAAAGAAGGTTAAAGGTAAATAAAACTTTTTCTTTTTTTGGTTGTAGTGTGATTATGGAAATCACTAAATTATTTATTACAGTATCTACTATTGTATTCACGCTTCTTAGTTTTGTGCTGCCTACTCCAACGGTTTACTATTGGGGATATAGGGGTGTTTGTGTGATATTAGCAATAGTAGGTTGGCTATTGGTCTATACCATTTGGTTTAGGTAAAAAACGAAACCCCGGCAGATTTTATACTGAACGGGGCTTCTCGGAGGGAGTGAAACGCTATTAAACCTTTTTCCTTATTACATTATATACTTTTTCTCCATCAGGAGTAAATGACCATGCTGTTAGTTCCTCTAATATGCCATTAGGGGAGGTAGCCCTTACTAAATTACATAAGAACGTGTTGTTTTCTGACAATCTAACCTGCATTTTATTAGTGTCGGCTACGATTATGCCATTATCCAACGCATTCTGAATATTGTATTTTCTAACCAATTTTGGATTCCCTAAGTTGTCCAGTACTTTCTCTGCATTGCTTTGCTTTTCGCTTCCTTTTTTGGGCTGCTTAATAAGCTCGTTCATGGCATTTATAATGGCTAAGTCACTATCTTCTGTAATTCCAAAGATAATCCTTACAATAGGCTTTAAATCCTCTATAGTCATATCTTTAATGGCACTTAACGCATTCATTTCTGTTTCATGACGCTTCGCCTTTATTTTTTCCTGTACTTCTTTATCTACCAATGTGAAAAAAGCAGGTTTGTTTGAAATCCTGTAAGGGCTATGTTCGTATAGGTCATGGTTTAACATGTATTCCATTAAACGCCTGTCTGACCCTTTTACCAATATCTGATTCCTGTAAAATGCCAATGGTGTATCAGGATAGTTGTCATAGCTTTCATGCTGATCTTCTTTGTAAATACTATCTGCAACAGGCACATACCTTAATTCACGGTATCTTTTCTCTGTTACATCGTAAATACGGCATTTATTGCCCAAGTTTTCTACTCTTGGAATATCTGATTTTTTGATTGTTTCAAAGACGTATGTCTTATCAACATCAATTTCAAACCCTAAGTCAATAGGATTCGTGGTTTCTTGTTCTGAATCGTCTAAATTCCTTTTCCCGAAATTTGGGTTACCCCGTTTTTTAGTTGGTGTTGCTGCTAATCCTTCCATATTAATTTATAAAAAGGGGACACTAAATTGCATCCCCTTTAATGTTGTTACGATGCTAATTGCAGGAATTGGTAACCATTGATACCAAATACTTGCACACCTTTAGTAGCTACAGTTGATACTACCAAGTGCTCAACGTCATCTGTTGGTACAGGAGCAAGACCACCAGTTAAACGTAATTTAACCGGAGTTGAGGTTTCGCTCTCTCCTTGCCATCTAACATTGAAACGTGGCACGTTAGTACCATCTTCAGGGTTAACGCCATCTCCACGTGGGATTAACAGGGCTGCGTTGTTCCACAAGCCTGTGTTTGGTGTTTCACCATAGATATTTGCTGTAGAGAAATAATCATAAGTTTTGAAGTTCAATTGGATGCCGTGGAAATCGTAAGCTTTAAAGTTACGGTTGATTTCTGCACCTTCTCCTTTGAATGCTTCCTCATTTTTGTAAACCAATGACCCTGCGTTAAATGAGCTTGCAATAAAGTTTTCCCATTTCATGCGCAATTCAATGTTCAACAAAGCATCAAAGTTCATTGAATAACCTTGTGCATCAATGTTCCTGCGGATGTTATCAAAGTAAGCCTGATTTACTACTGTTGAAGTGGTATCAGTCTGACCATTTGCCTGAACCAATGGAACTAAACCTGTGTGTTGGTTAGGAACACCCGCAATATTGGTAAACGGAGTACCAAACATCAAAAGGGTTTCCTGTTGCATTAAGAAACGGTCTTTCTCATTATAAGATTGACGGAATTTAATACGGTCGAAACCTTCTGGGTTGTTAGGTATATCCAAACGCTCAAACAATGCCCAATCAGTAAATTCCTGAGTGGTTTTGATGGTAGCGCAATAGTTGGTATTCTTTACGTCTACTTGTGCAATGGTTGATTGTGAACCTGATTTCTCACCTACTACTGTTGGATACCATACTAACAGGTCAGTGGTTGAAATAGCCACGTTAGAGCCATCAGTAGTGGTCACGGTAGCAGTGTGCGCTCCCGGAGTAGTTACGTTAACGTTTGTCAATTGGTATAGTTGACCACTTGTATCATTACGATAGTAGTGACCATTTGCCAATGGTGACAAGGTGTTGTTGTCAATGTAGTAAGCGGTAGCACAAGTAATAGTGGCAGATGATGCACCTGCTGCTACGTTGGTCTGTACTTTAAATGATGGTGCGTTTTTGCCCTTTTGTGTCCAGTAATAGAACGTTTTGTTTGGCGTATAAACACCTGATCCTTGAGCTTCCCTTAAAACAATATAGTTTTTAGAGGCTAAATCAGGAAATTGTTTAATGAATTTTGGAAATGAACGGGGTACTAACATGGATAAATCAGATAGATACTGATAATTTACACCATTAGGTAGTCCTACGTGTGATGGGTTTTGTCCGGTTGGCTGTGCCATTGTTTTAAGTTTTTAAATAAGTTCGAATATTTTTGTTAATTAACCGAACGAATAAGCAGTAAAAATATCAAATGGCGTTTCTACTGTTTGAGAAACATCGTTATTCCGTAACGTGGAGTTTTTGAGTTCTTTTTCAATGAATTGCTGTCTGTCTTTTGCTAATGCTTGTTTCATTCCTGCTGCCATGATCTCTTTTGCAAAAACACGTGGTGCTAACATAGACATGTATCCCTTATAGTCGAACTTGCCTGTTTGGGTGTCTGTAAACGCTTGTAATTCCTCTGTTGTAGGGGTATAACGTTTTGTAAAATCAGCTAATTGTTTTTGTCTATCCTCGTTTAGTTTAAAATTGGTATCTAAGGCAAACTTGCCTTCGTCAATATCAATCTCAATTTTCTCGTTGACTTCTGTTATAATCTTGGCATTTGTTTCTATTGATTGGAGCGTATTGTCATACAACTCTTTGTCTTTTATTGCTTGTTCTTTTGCCGATTCCTGTTGTGTCTTGTAAACTTTGTAATCGTTGTCTAAGTCTATCGGGTTGGGAAGTGGTGGCAACTCTATATTAGCCGCTTGTTCTGCGAAATAGGAATTGGCTTGACTAATGAGTTTCTTACGACCTAAAGCCTGTTTCTTTATTTCCAATAACTGTGCATCTGTTAATTCATCTTCTGAAATTTCTTCTGCTCCGATACCGTATTCTGTTGCGGCCATAAATGCCAAATCAGCATCATCTAATTCAGGGTTTTTAGCAGCAATATAAGCTATTGCCTTTTGTTCATCTGAAAATGAATCGTATTGGTATTTTTGTTTAAGTACTTCGTAAACAGATTTTTCATCACCTTCTGCCAATTTTGAATAGATATACCTGTCGCTTTCTTTCTTAAATTCAGGCGTCCAAAATTTGGCTTCCTCAACTACGGGGGTTTCTGCTATTGGTTGTTCTATTACAGGTTCAGGAGTTACTACCTCTGCAACCGGAGTTTCTTCAACTACTGGTGTTTCCTCTACAACTTCTGCTTCGGGTGTTGTTATTTGTTCTGTAAAGAACTCATACTCCATTGAATTTACATCAACTGCCATAAATCTATTTTTATCAAATTTAAATTAACTTTTTCATTATTCCAAATAGCCTATTGGGGCATCATATCTTGTTCCATTGGTTGTCCTTCTGGCATTGGTTGTTCTTGTTGTGCCGCTTGTGCTTGCTGTTGCTCCATAGCCTGTTGTTCTTGTGCTTGTATCTGTTGGGTTGTAACTTGCAGGTCATGCAATTGTAAAGCGTTTTCTATTTGCTCTATTTGTGTTTCCTGCTCATTTATTTGTGCAGCCATTTGCTCATTAATCAGATTCTGTACGTAAGCAGGTAAAACTGCTCCTGATTTCATGTTTTCCAATAATGCTGCATTAATCAACTGCTGCTTCAATGAAACCATATCCAATGAACCCTTTTTATCAACTTTCTTTATCTCTCTGTCATCTATATCCTTTTCGTCCTGTTGTTTTTGTGCCATCATTACCTGCGCTTGCTGTGCAGTAGCTTGCTGTTGCTGTTGAGCTAACTGCATCTGTTGTTTTTGTGCCATCTGTGCTCGTTTCTTTTGCATGAATGACAAGTAACGAATAGCGTATTCAATGTTCGTTTCTGCATATTTGCGCACCATTAACGCATCTTCCAACTCTATTTTCCCTTGACTTAACGCTACTTCAATGTTCTTTTCTAAGAATACTCTGTCATCCTGTGACATATTGGTGCTAATTTTGGTCAGGTAATTACTTTTGGTTAATTCCTTGTTGTACTTAATGAAATCAGCATTCTTTTTACCCAATAACTTAATATACATGTCATTAGTGGTATCAGTTGACAGGGCATCCCATAACATAATAGCTACTGATTTACATATGTCTGTTCTGATGCTGATATACCCGTTATAAATATGTGCTGTTGCTGTGTTGGATGCTTGTAACTGTCCTTGCATTACACCAAGACCTAAGCGTGGGTTTACTTCTGAGCCATCCTTTACCTCGTTAATCCCAATATAATCCCTTATACAGCCTAATTCAAAGTTGTACACTCCTATATACTGCTGTATCTTATCTCCTATTTGATTAATGTTTTGTTCTATTGGATTTCTATTGGCGTTATCTCCTGATATTTTAGAACCACTATAATACGTGTCCCCTGTTTGCAACCAAATCTCTCTTAGTTTCATTGGCCCAACACTTTTTAATCCCGTTCCTAAATCCAATTCAGTAATGGCATCTATATCCATCTTCATACCATTAGGAGGTGTTGTGGCTAAGGTGTGCTGTATTTTCAATATTGCTAAGTCCATCTGTACAATGGATGACCTGATGGATTGTATTGGTGATACAGGGAGCATGTCCCCATTGTTATTCAACATGTAAGCTGCATAACTAAATCTTACATCTTCCACATCCTCATTATTCCTAATCAGGTTTTCCATTTCTCCCCACTGCATCACATCATCTGCCCCGGTTAACCATGCTCCTTTGTAAATTGTTGGTATGGTTATCTTATAAGACTTTTTATTAGGATTATTCCCATTTGTCTTTTTATATAGGTCAAATATTGGATTATTATTCTTATCTGTTCCTTTTGTGTAGTCTATTGATTTAATTACTTTATACTCGTAAAACAATACATCTACCAAGTAGCTATCATAAGGACGTGTGTAAGCTGTTTCAAAGTCAATAACGAAATCTACTAATCCCAATGGGTTGCCATATAACCCTTTAAACTGGTATGCTCTTTGGTATAATTCTTTTTCGGGATAGTTAGGGAACATAGCCCTTACATCCACAATGCTCATACGCTCCAAATGAGCCATGTATGGCATGTTTCTAAAGTTTAACGTATTAGTAGTTCCATAAACTAAATACTCTGGTCTAATCCTCTTACAACGTATCCTTTTTCTACCGTCAAAATAAGTGTATTCACACCCTAAACCCGTATCTACTAAATCTTCGGCTATTTCTTTTTTAATTGCATTTTGGTCATTGTTGTATAGTATAAACTCTATACCTTCCTCCATTAACAATTCTTCTTTTTCTTTATCGTTTAATTGTGACCATAGTTCTAACTCATCATCATTTTCAGGGGTGAAGTCACTTGGGTTAGTAAACTTCATTCCGCTTTGTTCTTCTATTGCCTGAATGTAGTCACCATGATCCATCCTGAATGCTGCTTCTGCTTTTTTCAGGTTCTTACGTTCCTGCATAGTCAATGACAGTCCTGTACAGTTAACCGTTTCTAATCGGTTCATAATGTCATTAACAAGAATACTTCTGAATTTTGGTGCTACAGGTCGGGGATGATAATCTAAGTTTAGAAATGACTGTTTGCCATCTACTCCTAATAAGTCTAAATAGGTTTGAAAAGGTTGCTTTCCTGCTCCAAATACGCGGCACTGTGCGAAAATACTGTTTCTCCTATAATAAAATGAGTTCTCACCATCTATACAACTATTATATATAGCCCTCGCAACTGCCACTCCAGTTTCTGGTCTATCCATTATATTCTTCGGAAGTAAAGGATTTGGAAAAGACCCCTGATAAAACTGAGGCATTACATTTTCGTCTGGCATTGTCTATTTAGTTTGTCAAATCTAACTAATTTATTTTATTTATTTTCAGGCTGTACCGATAGGAGCTTTTTTATCACATCAGAATCTTCAGGGCTATACATTGGAACTTCCCCCGGTTTTGCTATATTCCTTTGTAGTATTTGCATCACTTGTGGGTTATTGTAGTACTTGGCGTGTAATATAGCCATGTCTCCACCGGGGATGTTTTGACCCCCATATGTTCTATAATAGGGTGAAAACTTTAAATCAGGTGGTAGCTTTCTCGCCCATCCATTGATGTAGTCTGCCATTGTGTTCATTGAGGTGAACGGCATCCCATTTTTTGCAGATGTATTAAATTGGTCTACCGTCAACAATTGACCGTTTTTTAATTTTATAGGTGGCGTAGGGTCTTTATCGACCGGATTTAATGATTTTCCTAATTGTATCGCCTGTGTTATCTGTTGTGGTTGAAGTTTTGCCATGACTTTTTTAATGCTAATTTATTAATAATTTGCTTGTTTTTTACTAAACAGGTTAAATGTCTTTATAATAGCTTCTTTTTTACTTGGTGGCACAATACTTCTATACTTGTCTTTACATGCCATTAGGGAGTATCCAAATGCCATTGCACCATCATATTTTGTTCTGTCCTTAACATTAAATGGTATCAAATCATTTAGTATCCTTAAAAACCAAACCTTGTCCACATTATTGCCAATGTATTCTACCATTTCTGTTAAGTGCTGCTCTCTTGCTTCCTGATCTTGTGGCGCACAGCCATAAACCTCTTGTCCGTTGATTTTGAGTTTTGTTTTAAGGCAATATCCTAATATCTTTTCCTTTTCGGCATAATCGTACCAATCTGTAGGCGCACGTTCTATAAGCATTTTAATGCCATAATATTCAGCACCCCAAAATATCTGTTGGTTAAATATCCTTTTATTCTTTGGCCTGCCTATAAACAGTGCTGTTGGCATACCTGAGTTTTCAGGGTCTAACAGGTTATATCGTTTAAATACGCACATAGCGGCATCAGAGCCTTTTTCTGCTGTTGATTCACTATTGGAGAATGTATCTACCCCTCCTGCACCATATTCCGTGTTATTAGGGGTTTTTTGACCATTTTTCCATATCCATTTATTTGCCTGATTTGGTTCTAACAATTCTAATATGTACCATAGTCCTTCCGGGTCATCCTTAAACTCAATATCGCCATTGTCCATCTTTTTAAACCATCCCCTGCGGTAAAGACTGGCATCTTCTAATTTGGCTTCTACCCTTTCTATTTGGTTGTTTATTTCATCAGGATTACTAAAGTGGCACTTGTTGTTGGCAGCATTAAATACTTCCTCCGGGTTGAAAGGGAACATTCGTATTTCTTCCTGTAGTTTCTCAGGGTCTTTAGCTTTTAACTTTCGTTGCAGTTCACAATACTCTTTACACCCCATATACGGATCAAGGGTATTAGGGTCGTTTTTAAGATATTCTGTTTGTTCAGGCGTTGGGGTGTCCCAAACTGAGTTTCCATATTTATCAATCCATCCTCCATCCCTTCCTCCCATGTATCCGGGCATAAAGTGACGATATAGTTTATTCTCTGTCTGCCCTAATACGTTTAATTTTGTTTGGTCAGAGTTTGTCCATACGGGTTTATAATTGTCACCGCCTTTATCGCCTCTATTTACAGTAGTTATTATGATGATACGACCTATTTGCTTTCCTGCGGTTATGATATTTAGGGCTATTTCTAAGTATTCATCAATATTTACGTCCTCCCATTTTGCGGCTTCATCTAATAATAATACCCACAAACCATCTCCGTCAAATACGTTTAAAGACGGTGCGCGCCATTCTAACTTATTGTTTAAGCCCTCTTTGTTCGCGCCTGTCCCACCCTCTTTTGTAATCCTGCCTGCCTGTTTAGTAATGTGCATTGTCTTGACAGGGGTATCTGTACCACTTAATCTTGGTTTAAGGAAACTTGGTAGCCTACTATATCCGTTGACAAGCATCAACTTGAAAATCTTTTCAGCATCAATAGCTGATTTAGAGGTTATGCCTTGCTCTGTGTTCTGCTTGATTAACCCAAATTGGAGCATGATAGACATGCACATGGTAGAAACGCCTTTACGCCTACCTTTCATCATATTGGCACCACGGCATTTTGGGTCATTGAATACAATCTCTATGAACCGAAAAAATTCTAATGAACTGTCACGATATTCAGGATAACCGCCCTCTTTTAAAACAAACCACTGATGGTAGAAATAAGCAAATAGGTTTAAGAATACTGGTTTACCCTCAATTATTATCCATGCTCCATTTAGTATCCTATCTATCTCTGCATAATACCATTCTAACTGCCCCGGTTCGGGGTCTATGTACCAAACGGTGCCATCTTTGGGGTTCTCATTCCATGACCATTTTTCGTAGGTGGTATCCCTATGGTAGACTTGGTCTTCTTTTTTTAGTTTGTACCCTCTTATGGTATTAAGCTTTGGAACAGGAGGTGTTGTATAATATAGTCCCTCATATATGTGAACTTTAATTGGTTTACCTACCTCAAAGTCCATATCCATTAATGTTTAATTCCGTTTTTTTGTGACTTAATATCACCAATAACTTTTTCAAATGGGTTATCGCCAATATTAAACTTTAATTTATTACGCTGTCCAATTTCTTCCTTGGGAGATATACCTATGGCTTTGAATTTATCGTATTTATCAACGATTTTCATAATCTTGTCAAACGTTTTATCATCCTTATCAGGGCTTAACAGTATTAACTTGCTTTTCTTTACAGTTTCTCCGCTTTCTTCATCCTTAACATCAATGGTGTCATTGCCTTGACATATCATGTTTATTTCACCTGCCAATATACTATTCAGGTTATTCAACTCTAATATTAAATCAGCAGTCCCATTTAAGCAACTTTCCAAATACTCAATGTATTTAAGTTGCTCTTTTGTTAACCCTGTAAATCCCGGTTTATTCATATAAATTAAATGCTATCATATCTTCTGAAATAATCCTTTTATCTCCATATTTAACGCCCTGATTCCTGTAAACTTGAACTAAATCTCCGTTATCTTTCTTAGCTGTTAAATTGTTGGTCTTTTTTACAAATGATAAATCAAAGATACTTTCTTTTTCAGGCAGGTACTCAATTAACATGTTATTGTTAACTGGAATTATTTTGTCGCCGTCTAATTTGGCTACTACCTCATCTGTCCTAACCTTGAAATATTCTTTTTTATCTAAAGTTATGGAATATAACGCATTATCCAAAACAAGCACTATATCGCCCACTTTGAACTCATTGTGTCCAAATGTTACAATGGCTTTGTTCTTGTGTGGTTTTGATTCTAAAATGATACCTGATTCGCTTTGGTCTTCTTCTACATTATCACATAATATAAATCCATCTAATGGTTCAGGGACATTATTATTGTACTTAAAGAATATCTGCCATTGATGAGCTTTAAACAGAAGTTTGCCGTCATGTTTTACATGGGGCTGTAGCGCAAATGACTTGTTAGTTCCTATATCTCCATAAAATGTGAAGTGCTGCACTGCTACAGTATCACCAATTTCCAGTTTTAAAAAGTTATCATCTGGGATCGCTTCTACTTTCCCTAATTGCGGGTTTCTTTCCCTTAAATTGTTTTCAAATGATTTATCAATTTCTAAGGTTATCTCATCTGTTAATTGATGGGTTGCCTTATGGTCTATCATGGATAATAAATATGTTCCTTTAATCGACTTCATCTATTGGTGATTTTATATTTTTATTTCCGTCAAACTTAAACAGTCCAACTTTTTCTTCGTATATAAACTTTAATATCTCGTTTAACCTCTTTTTACCCATTACTGTAATATACCAATAGGGTTTTCGCTCCACCTTCCTGATATAACCTATTTCAAGGAATAACTTTAAATCAGACCTTAAAAACCTACCTAAATTGGTGTATCTGTCTATTATATCCTTTTTATTAAAATATTGCTTCTGAGAGCCTAATAATAGCACTGCGAACTCATGAAACGTTATAATGTTATTATTGGTTAACTTGTTATATGTTATAATGGTTCTGACAATTATTTCTAAGTGTTGTAACCTTGATGTGGTGTTATCCCATTCAAAGTCTTTTGACAGGTATTTTACTTCCTCTTTAAAATCATCAAACTTCTTTTTAAGTTCTGAACGTTCCCTCACCTTTTCTCTTGTTCTAAACCGGGATACCTTACTTCTTAATTGGTGTGTTTTTAGCTTTGCCCTTAACTCATCTATCTTTTCATCCTTTTTTTTAAGTTCATTCTTATGTATGGTTTGTAATTTCCTTACCTCCATGTTAATTAGACGCTCTTTTGTAGTATCGAAATGGTTGAACTTGTGAATTACATCCTGCAACTCCTTTACTTTGGCTTTAGATTTCATCCATCTATCCCACAATTGCTGTCTTGTAAAGTCACCCATTATAGATTGTTTAATATCCTTTCAATTCGTTGGTTATTTACTTTCGATAGTAACAATTCATCACAAATGTATTCCCATGATAATTGATTGCCTATCCACATTGAATCAACATCTTCCATGAAACTATTTAATACTTTTAACCCTCTTTGGAATACAAAATTAAATTCCGGCAATGATACATTACCAAAAAAACAAGCACCTGAATATGTAGCTTCCATCCAGCTTATATTGCTTTTACCCTTATTAAACTTATTGTCAACCAATGGGAATATAAAGGCATTGGCATTATCTTCAATGATATACTTGAAATATGGAATTAAGGTAAATCCCGGTACTATGTGATAGTTGTCCCCGCACCTTTGTTCTAAATAGGTGTACCTATCACCCATGAATGTAAATGTCCAATCTTTGTTGTTATTAACAACCTTGACCAAATCATCTGCAATACTCATTACATCGGCTTGATGAGATGAACCGCCCCTATAGGTGATCTTTTTAGTCTTGTGATTAAACGATTTCTTGTCCTTAACAGGAAACAAGTAATCATTCCACGCATTGTTTATTACATGAACGTTTTTATTGTGTTGTAAGGCACTTTCTTTTATTGACTGTGTGCTAACCCATACCTCATCTGATAATTCAACACAGGCGTTTAAAGTGGCTTGTGATATTGTATATAATTGGTGTGTGGGGTTTTCCTGCGGTACATTCCATATATCATCATCTAAATCAATGATTACCTTTACTCCCATGTCTTTTGCCAATGTTAACAGGCTTAAATGCTCTGCTGTAAATGGTCGTTGCAAAAAGAATATGTCACATCCTGTAAAATCAGCCCAACTAAAGTGTGTGGTGTTAGAAACGTTTATCAATTCAAATTCATCACTTTTTATAAATGGTAATATCCCTACAGCCCTGTAAAAACTGGTAGAATCACTTGGCATTGGCGAGTAGTATTTTACTATTTTCTTCATGAAATTCTTTTATAAAATTGATTACGAGTTGCTTTAAATGGTATAGAAACTGCTTCTGAATCAGTCCATCCCCTCCTTAACCTAGAAATTACCATATGGCTTTTACCTCCTAATTTATATGCCCATTGTGATATACCTAATGTAATTCCATTATGAGTTATTTTAACATTTGAACATTTGTTATTTGACTGTTCTTCTCGGGTTGCCCATCTACAGTTATCAGGTTCATAATTACCGTTACTATCCATCCTATCAATAGTAAGGTCGTCTTTGTATCCATTTTCTAATGCCCACTTTTCAAAAACAATAATGTCATTCCACTCTCCGCATATGACAACTCCTTTACCTCCATAATATTTAAAATTTGGGTGATTTGAATTATGGCATCTTGCCCTCATATTTTTCCATATGTTATATATACGAGTACCTTTTCTATAATGCCCTTCTCTTTTGTTTATATGTGTGCCCATTTTATTTTCTTTTATAAACCCTTAAATGAACTACATTAAACTGAAACTCAAACTGTTCATTTTCCCATTCTAAAACTGCGTTTGTGACACTAACTATACCTTGGAAGAACCCAAAAGGCATATCCATATCGCAACAGGCATCATCCACAACTAAATAACCACCTGCTTTAACCATAGGGGCATAATTGTTTAGATCACTCACAACATAGTCATATAAGTGGCATCCATCAATATAAACTATATCGTAAGGGGCTGTTTGGGTCGCCTGTTTAATTATGTCTTTATCAGTGCTTGATCCATGATATATGGTATATGATTCAGGTAATTCAAACTCATCGTGTATCCTCTTTATATCAGTCCTGTAATCTGATTCATAATGACCATCGCTGCTATCTAAAGGTGAAACACCATAAACATGAGATATTTTATCTTGATACATTGCTATAAGTGCCACCAATGATATTGACTGGCCTCTAAAAACTCCTACTTCGCAAAATGAAAATTCATTTGGCATCTCATTAATCAACAATAACCAAAACCAATGAAAAGACCTTTCACCAAAGCCCCAAATATTAGTTTCCACCCATGTCCGATGTTTGTTGAGTAATGTATCTTCATTAACATGTTTAATAAATAACTCATGTATGTGTTGATGATAACTTGGTTCATCCTTCCAATTTTCTTTAAGTTCGGCTAATGTCATATTAATTCATATAATTTAGTCATGTCGGACTTTCCATTTCCATGAAATATACATGGCATAGTCCCTGTCTTTAAATTTCTTACATAAGTGTTTCCATACCAATAGTCATCATCTTCAATAAATGAATAAGATTGAAATACTTCACAGTTTTGATCTAAAACAATATCCTTGTTATCATTAAATAAGTACTCAGTAGTAAAATATAGTTGGTCGTCGTCAGCATACTGTGGCGGGTTCTTAGACATAACTGACAAGAATTTATCCTTTGGTGAATAATATAAACCAGAATTAAGATAATTGAAACCATGATCTAATATTGGTTTATAATGAACGTTGTGTTCGGGTATCGGCCAGCAACCACGTTCCGCACTAAATACCATTTTATCAAGTCCATATGTTTCTTCAATGGATATAATTGCCTCATGCATTGTATTAAGTGCCAAACAATCATAAGCATCACAGAAAAAGAAAGCATCAATATCAGAGTTGACTAAATATTGTTGAACTGTGATTAGTTTCGTGCCAAATCCACGCCATTCAGGGGCTATCAATATCTCAAAATCCCATTGATATTTCTCTAATGAGTATTTTAGGATTTGTAATGCCTCATTATTTGGGTCAGTACATACTGTTATTAGTTTCACTTTCATATTCTTCGGTAAATTCCTTTCTTCTCGCCTTTGTAAACAATTTCAAACTTATCTTTCATGTAATCCTCAACTTCTAATACATTGTAGAAATCAGGAGTGATGTCATCTAAAATAATGATTGCACCTTTATCCATGCGTGGAGCAAAAAAGTCAATCTCTCTACAAATGTGTTTAACTGTGTGAGGTCCATCAAGGAAAGCGAAACTGTATTTATTTACTATGGTTTCTTCTAAGTCATAAACAGGGACTCCATTTCTCATGGCATCAAAATAAAAACTATCTGTCCAATTATAAAATTGATAACTAACAGGATTTTCAACTATGTATTGGTAAATATTTGACAGGCATGTGTTCTTCATGTTATTGTCGTAATCAAGCCTACAAGGACCGTCAGGCTCACGACATGTATAAAGGATACTTCCGTAAGGATCAATGCTAATTACCGTCTTGTTGGGGCTATATTGGCGTACTGCATCAATAATTGTCTTCGTTCCTAAACCAAGACGTAACCCAATTTCAACACAAATACCATCAACGCCTTTTGATAACTCAATACCCTGTGTTAATAGTTCATATTCTCCTGAATCGCCGCTTATATTAATCATTCTGAAAATCCCCCATCGTAATAAATTGGTATAGTTCCGTTTTTATAGTTGTTTATCCTTTCCAGTGTTGAATCCCAAACCTCTCCCGCATATTTTACTTTCCAGTGGGTATAATCTGTATCTCCTGTATCCACGTGAATTATTGGTATATGAGGCAAGAATACATTTTTAAATCCTAACATGTTACATCTAACTGCAATTTCAAAATCATCTAACGCGTAAAGACCTTTTTGCCACATAAAACCTACTTTATCAAGTAATAACGGGTTAAACATTGTGCATGTTCCCATGCAATGTTGCACATGTTCAGCAATCAACCATGATTGTCCCTTTTCACGTGGTAACATATATAACTTAGACCTATAATGATCCAATTCATGTTCAGGGTGTTCCTCTAAATCAACCCTTTTTAAAGCACAAATACCTATTGTTGGATCACGTTTGATTGCTTCCTCTAAATCATCAGCCCATCCGTTATAATTTATAACACAATCATTATCCAATTTAGTAACTGATTCTCCATCTTTTCTCATTTTAATGGCTAAATTTATGCCACGAGCAGTTCCTACATTTTCACTAAGTGTGATAACGGTTACCAAAGGATTTGATTCATAAAACGAACTTATTAAATCTTTCGTTTCCTTACAGGAGTTGTTATCTATTATAATAATCCTATGCCTTTCTTGATTTACTGTTTTATATAAAGATTCTAATGTTTGTCGTGTATAGTCTGACCTTTTATTTTCTATTGTGTCGAAACAACACATTGCAATTAATGACATATAATTTAGTTTTTAAAAATTAATCCCGCAGCCAATGAGTATAACATTGCGAAACGATATGAACATTGTGAGTTGCTGCGGGAAATCTTTGAATATCTTTTGTTCATGTGTGTATCGTTTCGCTGATGTAAATTTAGTTATATCATTTCTTATTTCAAAACATTGCTTACCTTTATTGTGAAAATAATTTCAAATTAACAATTAAACTCTTACCAACATGGCAAGACTCATTTCAGCAACTGTGTATGCACATGATTCATCTGTGTATGCATCAGCAAGTCCAATGGCAATCGGTACTGATTCCATTATCGTTGTGCAGAACGCCTCCGCAGCGAACAAAAAAAGTAATCCCGCAGCATCAGGGAGTATCAACTCACGTATCGTGACTAACTCTTTGTTAAACAATGAGGGTCAGCAACACGTTTACTTAGTTGGCGAAACAATCGCTACATTAGTAACTGCATCCGCTTAAAACAGGAATCCCCGGCTGAATTAACTACCGGGGATTTTTTTATGCCTTTTTAAATGCTTCTTCCAATGATACAGGGGTTCGTCTCCTGATTTTATCCTTCATCATATACTGATAAATTGTTTCGCTCCTGTCTAATAGTTGTTCAAGGTTTTCATTGGTTAGTGTGGATGCTATTTTTACTGATTCAAATCTATAATCAGATTCTTGTATTACTTGGCGTTGCTCAAAATTTCTATCGCGCTCTAAACTTATGCCTTTTTCTCTCCATAAGTTCTCTAAAAACTGTTCATCTGTTAATTCTTCCATGATTAATCAATATAGTTTGTAATGTTAAACGATAAAATACAATATCCTTCTTTTAATCCAAAATCGGGAACATCCCTCAACACATGGGTAATTATTGATTCAATTACACGTCCTGTATAACCAAGGGTTGGCACATATTCCCGTAGTGTCATTTGGTCAAGTACTTTATAATCCCTGTCATCTTTTCTAAGTTCAAAACGTTTGTTGCCATTCCATACTTGCTCAAAGTATTCAGGCCATGTTTTTAAGTCGTGTTCTACCATAATTCCAATTGTCTATTATTTTTCAAATCTGTTTTAAATTCCCTTAACTCCCTCTCTATGTTCCTTTTTATTACAAATATTTAAAAGTTTTTCTTCTAATCACATCTCCTATTGTAGTTCGAGACACATTAAACTTATTTGAAAATAATTTATATTTATGTCTTTTATCAACTATGTCAGATAATCTTATTTCAACAACTTGATCATGTGTTAATTTAGCCACTCCTTTTCCTTTTATAATTAGTCCTGTGTCATGAGCATGCTTTATGTTTTCTTTATAAGTACACCATTCTAAGTTAGATGGATGATTGTTTGACTTATTCCCGTCTATGTGATTAACACATTTTTTATTTTCAGGATTTGGTATGAAGGTTAAAGCTACTATTCTATGAACCAACAACCTGTATGTCTTCCCTTTATGAGTAAACCCAACTTGAGTATATCCTGTTGTATGGGCTTTTGATTGTTTTAACTCTCTTTCTTTTAAATGATGGTCAGCCCTAACTCCATTATTTAACTTGTTGTTAATTTTATACTTCCTATTTATTATAACAGTGGAGTCATTAATAAATATTATGTAATCACTTTCTTCTCCATTAAAAATAACTGGAATCCATTTATAAAAATCCATAATAAATTAAAAAGCCTTAATCCCGGTTCAAGCGTGCAGGCTATCCCCGAAACTAAGGCTATTAAAATGTCTTTAAATCCATCCTGCACGATGATTTTATACAACAAATATAAATAAAAAAAATCATTATACATTTTCTGTTGCTGATGAAGTTTTGTAAAAATTCAGGTGTTGGTTGAAACATCGTCAATGACTATTAATTCAGAAATTCTTTTATCTAATTCACTTTTTATTTCATTATCTAAAATAGGAAATGTTGGATAGATAGCGCACATTTTTAACAGCGCATATAAATCACTATTTGATAGTTTTGACATATTTTCTTGATTTATACTCCAATTTTTTTGTATGCTCATATTTTGTTTTTTTTAATTCTTAGGCCCTTGTTTAATTATCTGATAATCAATCATTTGAAATTTAATAGATTTCTGGTTTAAGTATAAATCATAAATTCTTAGGCCCGGGGTTAATTTTAAAATTTCAAGTAACTCAACCGTTGGCGTTAACTTGGTAAAATATATGATCGTTTGAACCAAAACTGAAAATCTATACCAAAAAATCCAATTTTATAACAATAATCATAAGGGGATGCCCACCAAGTTTGAATACCAAATACCAACCAATTATCGCTTCTCTGTATCTTACGTTGTTTCCAACGGTTGTTAATACTGAATCTGTTAAATGTATTTTTTTCTGTTTTCATTTTTAACTTGTTTTAAGACCATTACAGCCTGTTTGCTACTTCTGTTGATACATATATCCATTTTACAATTTAAATACACTGTGGTGGCTATATTAAAGCCATAGACGTGTTTAAACTTGTTATATGTATTCTAAAAATGTTATTTTTAATAAATTGTCATTTCTATCCTCACTTCCATTAGTCACATAAGACCAATGTCCATATCTTCCACTTTCACCCCAAACATAAAAATTATTGTGATGTGACCGTTTATAAAACCATTCATCAATATCTTTTTTTAAATCCGAATGTGAATTTTTACCAAAATATACTTCTTTAGCACCAATATCTTCCATGGCTTCAAATAGTGCTTTAATCTTTTTAGCTGTTATCTCCATGATGTTTCCTTTCTATATTTAATGTATCCGGGGAGTAAGTGGTATTGGGGGTTATTCATAAATAAGATAAAATATGTGATATTACGTCTATAGTCCAACCATCGCCAAGTAAACAAGCTGCTTGATTCCTAGTCAATATTGAAGTGTACCCATCTGGAACCGTTTGTAATCTTTCCATTTCTGTTTGGCTCATATACCTAATGCCTTTGCGCCAATCTAATGACTTATCTTCAAAGATATAAGTAGTGAACCCTTTTTGGTGCCTTTTAAACATCCTTTCAGGGCTTTTAAGGCTATTTGGCCTTGACCATCCTTCCATTACACAAGTTGACTTGACCCTATCGGTGTATCCACTCTCTAATATATCAGAAAGTCTGATTTTTTTATTTTGTGGCTGTGGTATTGATGAGGTTAAATCTCCAAACAGCCCACTTTCTGTTAATCCAATATTAGTCCAGTAAAGTCTATCTCGTTGTTGTGCTGATACCAAACGACTATCAATATTAATTGGCAATACGTTCATATATTTAGAAATAATCCAATAATCAGCATCACTCATTATTACATTTTCAAGTAAAAACTTAATGTTTGGGTTTATTTGTTTTAGTTCATGGTATAGCCGTAAATAATGAAAGAATAGACCGCTTTTTAAGCCATCTAAGCCGAGCCTTTCTTTATTTGCCCTTGATAGGTCTTGACAAGGAGAACCTCCCGCAAAAAGGTCAATGTGTCCTATGTCGTCTCCTTTAACTTTTGTAATATCACCTACTTGAATGGTGTTTGTAAAATTGTGTTGGGTCAATCTTATGGCATGTGGTTTAATTTCAGAAGCGTAATAGGCTTTTGGTGATATGCCAATTCTATTTAGCGCTAACTGTAGACAACTCATGCCATCAAATGCCGAAAATACTTTCATATATGTTTTTTATATCGTTAAAGGATAGTTCTGATATTTGTGTTTTTATGTTATAGTTTGAAAATGAAATATCTTTATTTTCGTAATCAACAATGCCAACTATCCCTCCACCACTTTCAAGCTTTACATTTTTGTAGCAGTTGTGATCGCTTAATATATTCCCTTGAATATTAGTCTCAATTGTTTTTCTACATTTTGGGCACGAAGCAAAATATCCTTGCCTTGTGCCATCTGGTAATTCTTCTGCCATTATCTTATTGCAATTAACTTATTATTGTACATCAATTCTTCATGTCGTCCTCTCTTAATCACACTATATCCCTGTTCATCCTTTAAATCAAAAGGGTCAGTTGATAATCGTTGGAATTTAGTTTCATCATCGTTAAACCTGAAAGGCTCATTCTGTGATTGTAAATACTTGATAGCACTAACAATGCTTTCACGTTCGTGATGTTGGCTTATGTCGTAATAGACATTGGGCTTTAAGGATAGTAGTTTATGGGTCATGCTAATTCTCTCCAATGTGTTACTTCAGTTTCTGTCATAAATCCTTTTATATTTTTTGATGGCCTTATGCGAAATGGTTTTTCATCTGTTGTCCCGTCTTTAAATTTAACTTCGTAGTAATCCTCAAATTCAGGTAAGGTTTCGAAAACTGCAATCCAATTTCTGTCATTTTTTTTCATATTCATTTTGTTTTCTGTTTATTTAAATAATCTGTTAGTGTTTTATCATTGGGGTATAGTCTTAATAAAATTTTGTTTCGCTCTGCGAGGTAACTTTCTATAAATTTTTTGTTAAAATGGGTATGGCTCTGTTTTTTCATTTTTATCAAAATTGTAATTAGGCTGTAACTTTAGTGGCTCACTATAATTAATTGCCGATTGCGGTTCTTTTGGTAGTAGCCAATTTGAGTTATCGTAGTCGCCATATAAATCATTAAATCTACTGCTATTCATATTGTACTTAACTTCAACCATACCTTGCTTACCTAAGTGGTCATATTTTATCTTTTGTACATGTATTTCACTCAATTCAGTATCATAGTTCCGGTAAAAACATACTCCTATATCAACTTTATTAAACCAATTGGCAGAACCTGCAATGTCATAAAGGTTTGGCACTTCATACAATCCTGTTTTTAAATTTTTCCTGATTTTGGTAGGATGAGCAATTATTATCGAAAATACCGAATTTCTTTGATTGAACTTAATAACCTTATCCAGTTCTTTTGAAATATACATGGTTTCATTATCGCCTTTAGTCATATTGTGCTCCAATTTGTTCCAAGGGTCAATTAGCAAGCCTCTTATCCCTTTACGTGTGACCAATTGTTTCCCCTTTAACAAAATATTATCGAGTGTATAGTCATCATCATCAGGCTCTATAAAGAAAAAGTGATCGTTAATGAACGATCTTGATAAATCCATCTCATTAGAACTAAAACCAACTCCTTTTCTTGATCTTTTACCAAGCAATAACTCGCATATCTTAACTAAAAATATTGCCAATGGCTTATGTTCAGGCGAGTAAATACCCCACTTCCACCTGTGCTTTAAAGATAGGCAAACCATAATTAACAAAGCGAAAGGAGACTTGCCATGATTTGGTATTCCAGTTAGTGCCATTAATTGTCCGGGAACAAACGAAACCAACTCATCAAACTCTTTCAAAACCTCCGTCACATCACCTCTTTCAAGTCCATTTTCTAACAACCACTTTACATCATCCCAAACCATATCGGCTGTTATGATTCCGGCCATTGGAAATTCAATTAAATTAGGCTCTGTAATCAATTCTTTTAATTTATCGATACCATGTGCCACTAAATACTCATTAGCGTCTTTACAGTCATTAAAATCGATTTTAAAGCATATATCGTATCCTAATCTTCTTGCAAGTTCTTCTCTAAGTGCCATTCCGGACTCATCGTTGTCTGTGGCAAGTATAATTTTCTTCTTTTTCTCAAAGTATTCAATGCAGTTATCAAGATATTCTAAGTTTGAGTTACCTTTAGATGCACCATTAGGTACGCTCACTACATTTTTAACTCCGGCCTCGTAAAAAGACATGCAATCAATCTCACCCTCCGTAATGATACACCAATCTTCATTTTTGATATTGTTAAGCCCAAAAAATATAAGTTCGGCATCCTTTACCATCATAAAGGCTTTCTTAGCAGGACGATACTTAACGTTTACTAAATCCTCATCCCGGAAATAGTTGAAGTTGATAACCGTTACTTCTGATTCCAACTGTGGCATGTACTTTTTAGATTCGCTTATTCTAAATTCCTTAATTGTTTTTTGGCCTATACCACGCCCCTGAAAGAACTTTACCATTCCATCACACAATTCTGTTTTGTTATTGAAAATTGGCTTGATATAATCCTTTGGCTTTGGCACATAGTTTTCAGAAACTTTTACTTTGCCCTTAAATCCGCAATTATTATGGCAGTTATACTCTCCTGTGTTTAAGTCGATACTAAGGCATGGGTCTTTTTTATTTTTACGTGTGTGGCTACATTTTGGGCAAAGAACTTTATCTCCGCCATGATTCCTTTTGGTTTCTATTCCTAATTGTGAAAATTGTTCTCGTATCGTTTTGTCCATTTTGTTAGTGTACTAAACCCCTTGCTTCCCTTTGTCTAATTTTATTTTCGTCTTTAAACCAAACGCTTTGCATTTTTTGTTTCCAATTAATGACTGACTTACCATTACTGTCTTTCCATCCTGCCACATCATAATACTTAAAAGCTTTTTCTCCTGCCATCCTATCGTATCCATTTTCTGTAAAGTATAATGAAACTTCTCCAATGGATGGCGCAATAAACTTTTCCTTTACTTTTTTTTCTTTTACTTTCTTTTCCTTTATAGCATTGCCATCGCTTTCATCTCGCAATACGTTCGCATCATTTTTTAATGCGTTCGCAATCTTCCACCTTTCATTTGCGCTTGAACGAGCCTTTTCAGACTTTTCTTCACGCTCTGAAATCCTGCGATTTACACTATTTGACCAAAAGAAAACCTCATCTTTTACAAACAAATCAAAGTCATTTATTAGTTTCGTAATGCAGTCGTTATCCGACCGTAATGCGAACGCATAACTTTCAACTTCCGATAAAAGAAGTTTACCCCCTTCTTCAAAAAGCATTTCAACTAAATCCCAATAAACACCTTTTCCAGCTTGCCCCAATTTCATTAATACTTTTTGTAACTTAGGGTCATTACGTGCACCAAGGTCATGGCTAAAATAATAAGCTTCTTTTGCCATAATTATAAAGAGCTTAATATTGAATTAAATCTTTGGATTGTCTGCATTGTTATTGCCACTTCATAAACGACCTTTTTACTTTTATCTTTAGAATACAGAGTTACGAATTTTTCATCGCTATCAATTTTCTTTGAAAAAACAGAAATTAACAACTCTTGATTCTGTTGAGAGACTCTTCGTTCAATATGCAGAACAGTTTTCTTTAGTTTTTTTTCTTCCTCAATAACCTCATGACATACTTCGCATACTGTTTTTAAAAACTCCGAGTTAATCTCCCAAGGATTTTTAAAATATTTTTCATGGTGAACATTAAGTGTTGTTTTAGTATCATCACAGTAATGGCACTTCCAATTATCTCTGCTCAATATTTCAAGTCTTTTTTTCTGCCAGCGAGGGTCTTTTAATTTATCTGAATATGTGCTCATGTTAAATTTTATTTACTGTATAAAGCCTAAAAAACACCCTACTAAACCAATTGTAATGATTCTGTCTTGTCTAAAAAGTTCTTTAACTTAGTTTCTTGTTCAGGAGATAAATGGCGGTCGCCTTTGATACACATACTAAATACAGATTGGTTTACTCCTATTACTTCTGATATAAACTTCTTTTTTACTTTACAATTTGAAATTCTTTCTTTTAGTTTTGATTCCATAATCCAAATATACGATGTTAATTTTTATTTACAAGTTATTATTTTACTTTTTTTCAAAATAAATCCCCAACCGTAGTCAGGAATTCCGTTTCGTAGGGGTTACAGGTCTTTAATTAACCAATTATAAATTGTTTCCGCATCTTTTAACAGTTGTGAAATGTCCCTTTTAGGGTCTTGTAGCCCTCTACCGTTGTAAGACATGTTATTCAGTGGCTGCATGTGTTCTGCTGTCTGTAAAGCCTTGTTTCGTGCCTCACGTTTTAAATCAGTGTCTGATAGTGTTTCCATTATTAGTTTTTTATGTTTATAAATCTATTTCCGTTTGTTGCAGGGGAAAAGGAAGTTCCCAATCCATGTTTTGTCTGAACCACTGTCTTATCTTTTCTAACTTTTCTTCCCACTCAATCGTGTTGTTGTCAGTGGATGACGCAGGTTTCATAATTACCTCACCTGTATCTTCATTGATGTGACTGTCTGCCCAAAAGTTAGCCTTGTTCCAATCGTGTACCTGTTCTTGCCTGTACGTTTCACCCCATCTTTCTTGGAAACACTCTATCTGGGATGCAATGAAGTTCCCGAAATAAAACCTGTTTTGGTTGTTACTACGCTTCTTTTTATACTTGGCTATAGTTACTACCCACCTACCATTAGAAAGTTCGTCTATGGCGTTCCTAATGGCTTTAGAACCTTTGATTCCTGTGTCTGTTTTCTCAATTACAAATTTCTGTTCGTGTGCCATTATTATACTTTTTTATTAGTAGCCACATAAGAAACGGTGCTATCTAAATTCCTGCTCTGTCATTATATTTCCTTTCGTCTCCAATTAAATTTTGGTAGATTTTTACCCTTTTCGTAATCTTCATCAGTTGATGTAATCCATATATCAGGCATAGCCTTGGTTGAACGTTGCCATACTAATTTTGGTTGATGTGGTAATTCTGGTAATAAAATCCATCCTGTAACTAAATAACTTGGCCATCCCGGTGAATTATGTGGCAACCATGTTCCATTATTAAAACTAACAACCAATCTTTCGGTATTGGCAACCTCATACATATCTTTTATGTTTGTATTCCATTCCATAATTAAAGATATTTTATTTTATTCATCCACAATTCTGTTATATCATTTTTATTTGCGTACCCTTCTTGTGATATTACTATGGCGTAATCCTGTAATAATGCTAAGAAGTGATACTTCAAATCTTCACAATCAGATTTATACTTCTCAACTTCTTCTTCAAGAAGCATTATTTTGTCCATATACTTTCTCTCATCCATAATTAAAAAATGATAATATCATTAATACGTTTGTCCAGTTCTGTTGATGTGGCTTCCAATATAATAGTGGCTTTTAGTATTGGTAAATAATGTTCTCCACTCGTCATTAATTGCATCAGTCCTGTTAAATCAGCTATACTTAGTGATTGTAGCTTTTCAACGTTTAGTTCGTAGGTTGGTTCTGTTTTCATTTGTTAATCGTTACTATTAAATTAGTTGTGTCAGATGTTTGTGTTGTAACTTTATATGGAGGCAGTCCAGTTAATAAACTAATAAGTTTTGAGCCACAACATAAATCACATACTCCACTTTGAAAATTACCATAATAATTATCAATTACTGTCCCACTCCCGTTGCATTTAGGGCATAGTTGCCACATTTTAGTATCCATTTTTATCAAATTTAAATTCGTCAATAATTTCTTGTTTGGTAATTGTCCAAAAGTTGTTTTTAACAGTCTTGGGTTTACGTTTTATTTCCTTCATTCTTTCCTTCCAGTTACCCACTGTTACCAAGTATATAGCTGTTAGAAAACAGATACCATCAACTGTGATTCCCATCCATAAGTATTGATTGTCGGTCATGATTTCCACCACTCTATTAATTGGTTTAACAACTCGTTACCCTTTTCTGCTGATTCTACATTGAAGAACATGGTTTTATTAATCTTTTCCACTGCTACAAAGTAAACATCTTCCTCGCCATCATAAGCCACACCTATTTGCACAATTTTATCTTTTGCAGTGTAAGACTTCTCATTTATTAATTCTTCTTTATAGCCCTTCTTTTCATCATCCTTATCAATTGGGGTTTCATACCTGTAAACAGTTCTGCCAATTAAAAACTTTTCATCAAGTGTTAGTTTACTAAATGATGCTTTTATTATCCGGTCTTTTGATTTACTACCAAATACAATTGGTATTTCTATTTGTATACTCATGTTAACATTGTTATTATATCCCTCCTTAAATCCACTACCTCCTGCATAAACAATTCCCCAATGCTTAAATCAATTTGTAACTGGCTTAACAGAAAGTCCCGTATCGTTTCCTTATCCATGTCCTCTGAGTCAGCGTAATCACCGCTTAAACAGTTCTTAATGATCGTGTAGTAACTTGTTGCTGTCATATCAATTCGTTTGTTAATTGGTTATTTACTATTTAAATGAGGTTTTTACTTTATAATTTGTGAAGTTAACTCTGCACTCCCCCCGTACACTGATTTAAAATTGAAACTATATAACTTCTTTACTTTAATAGGGCCAAGCGATTCTATTGTAACTCCCATACAGTGGGATTGGCATTGATTCTCAATAATTGTTTTTAATATACATAGTTCCTCTATAAAATCAACAGAGGCTACAATATTTAAACTAAACCCATCTTTGATTGGCGTGTTTTGATATATTTGAATTTTTAATGCCATTATACTATCTCCTTTTTTGATTTTACATAAACTTTAGTCGGATACTTGTTAATCCTACTACCCTTGAAAAAGTAATAAGGATTAATCCAAAATACATTTGCCAGCCTTGTATGCTTTGCAATATAACCAGCCTCACACAAACCATTAACCGCCTGTTTATATGTGTTTAAAGCTTTTATTTTCATTTGTTTCATATAAACACCCTTATCAATCCACAAGTAATCCTGTGCAGGAGTTAATGAGTGAATGAAGTACAGGTACAACTCCTTACACCTAATTGGTAAGTCTATTATATTCTTCTTATCATCCGGTACATCGAAAACTTTTGTATAGGGCGTAGCTTCATAATCAAACTCCTGCTGATCCGGTTGATCATATTTATTAGTTACCTTTTTAAACTTCTTATTGACATATATCTGTAATCCACTCTCAAAAGGATTGATACCCATTTTCTCATTTACAAAGTCGGGCTTCTTTCGTTTCATAACCATATATCAAAGATACTACTATTTGTTAAACTATCAATACATTGACACTTTTTATTTCATTTTATTGCAATAGTTAATTGACACTTTACCTATAAAGTAGTTATTGCTTTTTTATCAACTGATTGATACCAGTTAAACTTTTGTAATTAACAGTAATACAGTAAGTTATAACACTTTTAACAAGTCATCATTTTCACGTATTAATATATAACATGATTTTAATGATAAAACTTTATTACTTGTAAAAACACTGCAAAACTATTTTTCAAAAATTTTTCCAATTTTTTTTATGGTTTATTTTTAAAAAGCTGTATATGGGTATACAGTGGTGACTATCCCCCCGTTATCACGTTCCACCACCTAAAAGCCGGAATACCCGGGGCTACACACTACCCCACCCCTGATAAACGGTTTTAAACCCTGATCACCGTTACTCCTGATAAACCCTGTTAACAGGATTGTAAACCCCTATTACACCTGTTACTGTGTTAACCATGGTTATTGTGTTACACCCTTACAACGGTTTAAACAGGGTATAAATGGTAAACAGTTTAAATCCTATAACTTGCTATAAAACAATTGGTTACTATTGTGTCAATTTGTTACAATGAGTTCAAGGGAGGGATAATCCACCCTGTAAAAACAGCAATAAAACAGTAATAACCAACCAAAAGGTAGTAATGTATTACTAAATGGTATTAAAAGGGTAACCTGTGTTAAGAGTGGTTTATAATGTATAAACTGTAATAAAAATAGTAACAGTTGTTAATAAGGTGTGATCAGTGGTAAAAGTGTTTATTGTTGTTAGAGGGTATAGTGGTTACAATGGTGTTTTAAAGGGCTGTAAAGGATTGTTACATGTTAGCCAGTGTTGTATAGGGTTAAAAGTTATTGTTTGTTGTAGGGTTTTATACTTGTTTTAAAAATAGTTTACATTTATTTTCATTTTTATTTGCATATATGATATATACTTTATATGTTTGTGGTGTAATAACAATGTAGTTATTATTTAAACCTCACTGTCATGAAACTATTTAAATCTAACCACCTGATGTATCAAGTATGCTATTTTGATGCTGTAAATGAGCGTTACGTTGCTTATACGTCAAGGTTTGATATAAACGACAGAATTACACACAAGGGTGAAAACCCTCTTGTTAGCATTGCCGGTAGCAGGAAGTTTATTTACAACACCACTGAGCAAAGACGCGAAAACTATGAATATTTAATGTGCGAAAAAGGGATTAGACCGTTTACTTACACTGATCAACAATGGCAATGGCATTTAGATGAAATGAAAGAATATGAGCATATAGCTAATTGTGAGGCTCATGATGCGTGGATGTACGAATTTTAACTAAACTACGGCTGGGATGTTGCGCCGTTTACGGGAAGCAACTGAGAGTAAGAAAGCTAAACAATAACGGTTGATGGTTTGCAAGCCTGAAACTTAGTAGGTTTAATGAGTATGAAAGGTAGGCAGTTGAATGTGGTGTACAACGCAGGATGCCCGAAGGTTCAAATCCTTCCCCATGCCACAATACTAACCAACATAAACAGATAACAATTTAAATAGTGTAATAATGAAAATAGAATTAAAGATAAGGATTAAACACCACAATAAAATATCTGAAATTTTAAACAGATTTGGTTTAAACATTATGTACTCAGGGTTAGAGACACATAAGTTTTATATATATTCATTATCAGATAATATTCATTCACCAATGTCAAAACGTATAATTGGTGAATTAAAGGATTGGAAAATAATAATAAAATCAAGAGTTAATTAACCATTACCCACTATATAACCCTATTAATAACTTTTAAAAACAATTTAATCACAAACAAAATGAAAACATTAAACGTGAAAGTATCAAACATTATCGGTCATTCAGGTAATGAAGTAAAGAACCAATTTATCATCAATACTCCTGATGGTAGGATATTTCAGAGCTATAGCAGTGTAATAGCTTTGATGCCTAATGATAGTTCGCCAATTAAGTTAGATGAAAAGTATTACAACTACTCTGTAACCACATCCAAATATCGCAATTTATTCTTAAATGATGATACTAAAGGTATTGAGGCCGGGATTAAATCAGGTAAATACATTTTAACCAATTTAAACTAAAATATTATGCAAACCATCATTAAACACACCTCAGGCTTCATTACAAGGCTCAGGAACGGAGATTTAACCAATAGTGACCAAGTTACCATCATTTTAGTTTGGATGGCTGTATTGGTCTTATTTGTAGCCCTGTTTGGGAATGCTTATCAAGGCTATTACTATAATTAAGATCATGAAAACATTAGAATCACCATTGATTAATAACAGAGCAAACAGACAACTGTCAGCATTAGGACAAAAACAGGTTGATAGGATAATACGCAAAGCCTGCGAAGTAAACAATACACATAGGTATAGCCGGGATGCAAAAACCTTAGTATTACAGGCTGAAACACTTGTTAAATCATTAATCTTTGATCACAACATTACAAAGGAACAATTATCACAGTTGCAAAAGTCAATTAAGGTAGTGAACAATGTTTTACAATTACCCTCAATGACTTCATTTGAAAAACAGTCTTATTAATCAACACAATAACAATTAAAAACATGAAAACAGGCGAATATATTACAGTAAAGGGTTTTGATGGTATTGATCATTCAGGCTTCAAAGCAAATAAACGTAATGAATTACCTAAAAATAATGTATTCAATACTGATGCTTTTTACGATGAAAATATGGATATGTGGGTTGTTTGGTCGCACCATGGTAAACAAACTAAACATTATTTAATAAAAGATAAAAGATTATTTTAATTATGGAAAACTGGAACGTAGCAGACAATAATGGCGATATAGATGTACCTGATCATCTAATGCCATTGTTTAATAAAATAGGAATGCAGTTTAGGCTTTATGCTATATCAGGTAAAAACGAAATACAATCCATAGCGGATTGCGTGTATTTAGCAGAAAAGTTCTTTAATGAAAAAAATAAAACAGTTTAATTAATCATTAATAACAATTATCAAATTATCATGTCGCTTATAACAGTATCAAGGAAAGAATTAAAAAATTTAAAAGCGGTCGATTTTAAAGAAGGTGATATGGTCGACGTTTTAGATAAAAATGGAGAAGTTGTTTACACTATTAATATTTCATTTGGAGAATATAAAAGACCTCTAAAAACAACTGTAAACGATAAGAACTATAACATGCTTAATTGCACAGCGGGTACAAAAGGTGGATGGCCATACTATATTGCTGACTTTATACACGGATAACCAACCCCTATCAGCGCAACACAAAATAAAAATTAGAAATTATGAAAACAGAATCAATAGAAATTTTCACCCCAATAAACGCTATCATATGCATAGGTGCAGTTTTAGCTATTGTAAGTATTATTATGTGGTGTATTTAACGCCATTTTATTAACCTTTTAAACTTTAAAAACCATGAGCGCATTAATAGCAACAACAGAAAGCCAATACAAGCCATTTATAGCCTCTGTAATAAACGAAAATTATTCTGACCTAAAAGATATGGGCGAAATAGATTCGTTCATTCAACAGGCTTATAACACCTCTGACTTTGATTTACCTAATGGGTATAAACTTAGAATCAAAGAAGAACACGGTTCAATTTATTACACTGTTTTTAGAGCCAAATAAAATGATAAAATCTATAAAAACAATTGGCGGTAAAATAATTACCATAAAGTTAGGAAACAAGTTAAATTACCGGGATACGGCAAATTGAGACATAAAACCACTAACATGAAACAGCAATTTATATTAATCCAACCTGAAGGGGCTATGCCCTTGTATCACTTTATGAACTTGGCTATCAAGTTAAGAACAAAGATAATCTTTAACCAGTTATCAGGTACTTACACCCCTCAACACTTTGAACCCCTATTACAGGAAGTAACAGAACAGTTAAACATACTTTATAATTGATTAAAAAGATGGAAAAGTATTCAAAAGAAATAGTAAAAGCTTATAATAAGTGGTCTAATCTATCTTTGGAAGAACCACAGAGCGAAACTTCTAAAGAGCATCAGAGCTGGAAACGCAGAGACAGGTTAGCTGCAAATAAGTTTGAAAAACTTTGCAAAGAATCTGGATTAAACTATTTAGAGGTGTACAAAGAATTATTAGGTAAGATAAATTTAACAATAACAGCATGAAAACATTTAAAGAACTTTTTGAATCATCATACGGAGAAGATTCTTTTAATGATGAATTTCTAATTGATGCCATATCAGCAAATGGCATACATGAAAGTTGGGAATTTAAACTAATTAAAAAGTTAAAAGAAATGGCTGATAATAACGGATATATCAAAGTTGATGTTATTGACCAAATTATTAACAAGGGAGAAAGTATTTATCAGACCAAACACGAATCATTAGGATACTGGTATAATATTTCTGAAGAAGAATATAACGCCTATAATGATTTAGGTCAACTTGTAAGAATTGTTTAACCACATCACAAAACAATTAATAATTAATTACACAGGCTGTAAACCGCCTTAAATCAAAGATAAATAACTTATAACATGAAAATAATAATCGAGGGTAATTTAGTAGAAACAAAAGATATTTGGGATATTGAATTAATTGACAGAAGCCGGGAGATTTGGTTAAATGTCAAAATAATTGACAAACCAGATATAAAAATAGGAAGACAATTGCCATATGATGCAAGTAGTTCAACTATTCAGGGATATTCAGAACCATATAAACGACTGTATAACTCTATAAAAAATAAATTGGAGCAAGATAAAACAGATTTAGAGATATTCAAACTTTAAAACAATGAAAAAACTAACTCTAATCCCCCATGCTTTCAAAAGAGTGTTAGCGGGGTATGCCAATGAACAAGATCAATTGGTTGTTTGTTTAATACTATTTACTATCCTTATGGCAGCCGTTTTAACTTGGGGGCATTCAGGGCAATATTACTATTACGATAAATATTAATCATTATGAAAACTTTTGAATGGTATAAAGAAAATTTCGAGGGCTTGAATAATGACGGTGATGTTGAAGGTAACCATATTTCGGCTGATTCTATACTTAAAATGTTGTGTTTTGATATAGCTAAAGGCAATGGTTTTACCCTGAATCAAGTTAATATTCTAATTGAATTATATGATAAAATAGAGAAATGGTACGCATAATTTGGAATTTTGGCACAATTGTAGTTATCTTTACAGCGCTTAAGGTTGTTCTAAACAATATTAAAGGCTCTGGTAACTCAAAATCCGGGGCTTTTTTTATTTACAAATATTTTTCGTATTATTGTGAACTCAAAAGTCGCAACCTTAAGCAAGTGCAGCCAATGAGTTTAATGCTTATTGGACTGATGAACGAAACAATTTCCATATCAAGTAAAGCAAGCGCAAGGGTAGCCAAATTAGGCAAAGACCATGTTATTGCTTACGCTTTCGCTAAATTGTTATCATCCATAGTTAAACACCCGATTATATTTAATTACAGGGCTAATTTAACCCCGCTCCGCTTACTTATTGGATTAAGTGACAGTTCGTATAGGAAACAGTTAAATCTTGCCTTACAATTAGGCTATTGCGTTCAGGAGGGTAAACACCTTAGATTAGTTTCTCATAAACAGGAGCGTAAAATAGGTAAGATTAACAGTTGTGCCAAATACGACACGATTAAAATAAAAGATATTAAGCAGTTTATTTACATTTCTGTTCTTAAATATAATGCGAATTCACAAAAACAAGCTATTAGTTATAAGGAATCACCAATTGCACACATAGGGAGCTCTAAAGTGGTGGTTAATCATAATATTACCTTGTCATGCCGGAAAGCAGCCGAAATTTTAGGCTTTAAATCTTATTCTTACGCCAATGATTTACTTCATAGTCTACAGGACTATGGTTTAACGATGATTAAAAATGTCGTGCAGATCAGCGAAACGGATTATAATTATTTCAAGTCTATTAAAAAGCCTAATGCCAGCTACAACCATTTAACAGAAAAGTACCTGTTTACAAATGCATCACAACCGAAGTTTAAACCCTTTTATCAACCCAAATCAGTTAAGACAATTGCGGAACGGTTGTTAAGTGGTAAAAGTTGGTCAGGGAGTGAATTGTTTGGAACTTACTTTTAAAGAATTTATATCCACGTATTACTAATTATCCCTAATGTATGTACTGTAAATTACAACAAATGGAAGTTAACACCCTAAAATAAAACCCATGCACCAACAAATAAAGAACAAGTTACAAGGGCAATACATAAACTAAAACATTATGAAATTAGAATTAAAACAAATCGCACCTTATTTACTGTATGGATTAATATTTTACAGACCTTACTTAATTTACACAGGGGGTGAAAACCCACAGCCGGATCATGAAGAATGGGGTCAAGATGAGGTAACGTTTGAAAATGTGCAACGCGTTATTGATAGTGGTATGCCATTATTACTAATACCACTTTCAGAACTAACAATGGAAGATTTAGATTTCAGTGAATACTATTTATTTATAGATTTAAGAAAAGGAATAAAAGAGGGATATTGTAGTTACAAAACAATGATTTATTTGATTGAACGGCACTATGATGTATTCGGCTTAATAGAAAAAGGATTAGCAATTGATAAAAACACCATTTAAAGGGCAATACACTAAAGCAATAAGGACATGGACGCTAAAATAATAATTGTTGGCGATAAGAATAATGAATCATTGGCAGAAGCTATTTGCGCAGCTATTAAAAATGGTTTTGAGATTGAAATAATAAGTCCAAAAGATGCTTCGGCGTTGGCACAACCTAAGCCTATTGAACCAATGATGATAATGCATCCAAAAGAATTTAAAATGGATTTTATAGCTCCAATATCGCGAAAAGAGCGAAGAAAGCAACAACGAAAAAACAAAACCAATTTATAAACACACTAAACAAAAAGAAATATGAGCGACGATGAAGATTTTGAATTACAAGAAAAACAGGCACAAATGTTTTTTAAGTTCAATGGTTGGCGTACTTGTAAGACCTGTGGTTACGCTATGCAGTTTGATAAATCAATAGTGTGCGGGGTGTGGCATACAACATTTAGTTCTGATAGTTTTTGTGACCAGTATGTAACAGAAGATGAACGTAAGGCAGAACTTGAAAAAAGGAAACAGGAATTACTTGCTGACCCTAACAGTTTTATAAACCGATTTAAAAACAGAAATAAATAATGGAAAAGATTACACCACAGCCAGCCTCAAATGACGCAAAAGAGTCATTAAAATGGCTTTCAGAAGAAGAAAACAATAGCCTAAGAGATGACGGATTAACAGATATTGTAAGACTACTCATAAGCAAATTAAACCAATTATCAGGCGAAGTGGATTATTTAAGAAACCGAATTAATCAATTAGATTCCTTTCACTAATGAAAACTTACCAAATAACAGTAAACAACTCAAAATATATAAATGAGTACAGTTGCACCCTATTTATACAACTCCATATATGGAAATACAAGTTTTGGTATATGGTAAAGAAACAACGGGGTAACATGTTTCATATCAGTGATACTGCTGTTAAATGGCAGAAACTTTTTAATTGTGAAATTTTAGATAAATGTAGTGAATTATGAGAGTATTGGATTTATTTTGCTGTCAAGGCGGTGCCGGTTACGGATATTATCAGGCTGGATTTGATGTGATGGGTGTAGATATTGACCTACAACCAAGACATTGGGGTAAAGTGGTACAGGATGACGCTATTGAGTTTCTATTGGCTTGTGGGCATAAGTATGATCTCATACATGCATCCCCTCCATGTCAAAAGTACTCGCAAAGTTCGTATCAGTTTAGGTTAATGGGAAAAGAATATCCCGATTTAGTTCAGGCCACGAGAGCAGCACTAATAAAGGTGGGTAAGCCATATGTCCTTGAAAACGTTCCTAAATCTCCGTTAATAAACCCAGTAGTGTTATGTGGTGCAATGTTTGATTTACCTACCTATAGGCATAGACTGTTTGAAACTAATTGGAACTTGCCACAGCCATTACATTTAAAGCACGTAGCAAAAAACGCAAAAATGGGTAGGATGCCTAAAGAAGGAGAATTTATACAGTACGTAGGTCATTTTCCCGGTGTTAATATCGTTAGAGACTTTACTGGATGTCATTGGATGGATTGTTACGGATTGGCTCAAAGCATCCCACCCCAGTACACAAAATATATTGGACAACAATTTTTAAAAACATTAAATAAATAACACAAAACACTTGTGTATATGAGATATACTTTATATCTTTGATATATCAATTAAAACAAAAGAAAATGGCAGAAAACGACAGTGAAAAAAGGAAGGGTAAACTAATACATCTTAATCAAACAGTATTAGATGAATTAGGTGTACAGGCAATACAGAAGGGTCACAAGACCTCAAAGGGATACATTGAACACTTGGCTACAGAGCAAGCAAAGAAAGGGAAGTAACAAGTGAAAAAACTAATACTTCATTTATGCGCTGATTTAGGCAGTGACAGCTTATTCTACCAACAATCAGATGAATACGAAGTTATAATGATTGGCAAAGATATTGGCGTTGAAAATTACCACCCGCCAAAGAATGTTTATGGTATAATAGCCAATCCTGTATGTACCGATTTATCAACCGCTGCTGGATTTGATAAGCCTAATGATATTGAAAAAGGAATGTTTTTAGTTAATCATTGTTTGAGAATAATAAAAGAGGCAAATCCTGTATTTTGGGTATTAGAAAATCCTTATAATGGCAGGTTAAAAGAACAAATAGGTAACCCTAAATACGTTTATCAACCTTGGCAATTTGGTAGCCCATGGACTAAAAAAACAGCATTATGGGGTAATTTTAAGATACCTAAGTATAAATATAAAATGTGGCAATCTGTTCCCAAATTAGATTTGTATATAAGGCCGGGAAGATCAAAGCCGGGACTGGTTTACTTACATAAATCAGCAGTTGACTTGATACCTGAATTTCAATGGGCTAAGGATAGTATAAAAACGGATGCCGATTTAAGATCAATGTGTTCTCAAGGATTCGCTAAAGCATTTTTTGAAGCAAATAATTAACTAACCCATGAACCACTTACTAACCGAATACCAAACAAAGGATAGCCAAACAAACACCATTATCCATAGGGCTGAATGCATGTGTAACATGGCTATAGAATGTATTGACCATGCCACCTTTAACAGGTATCAAGCCATCATTTACAGACTGATAGAACATAGACGACAACTATTATCAAGATATAAGGAGGCATTGATGTATGGAGGGGTTTAAAAGGTTCTTATGTTTTGTGTTCGGTCATAACTTTGTGTCAGTAAACCATGTTAAAAGGCGTTGCACAAGATGCAGGCAGGTACAGGTTAAAGCAATTTATAACAGTAAAATTTGGTTAAAGGAATAATTAAAATCATAATATAAAACTTGACAAAAAATGACTAAAAAAAAAGAACCAGTTGTAAAAACTGAAACTGTTTCCGGCTTTAAAGGATTCGACAAAGATTTAAAGTGCCGTAACTACCAATACGAAATTGGTAAGGATTATAAAACAGATAAAGCAGTGGCTTGCTCAACAGGGTTTCATTACTGTGAATATCCATTAGATGTATTAGGTTATTACGCTCCTGCTACATCCCGTTTTGCTACTGTTGATGGTAGTGGTAAATTGGATAAACATTCAGATGATAGTAAAGTAGCGTGTACTGAAATACATATCAATACTGAATTAACATTTTCAGGCTTAGTAAAAGCAGCCATTAAGTTTACATTTGATAAAGTTAAATGGAGTAAAGAAACCACCTCATCAGGTGACTGTTCAGGTGCAAGCTCATCAGGTGACTGTTCAGGTGCAAGCTCATCAGGTGACTATTCAGGTGCAAGCTCATCAGGTTACAAGTCAGGTGCAAGCTCATCAGGTGACTATTCAGGTGCAAGCTC